GGAAATCAAACTGGAGCAAATCCAGACGCAGACGGCTGGCGAGGAACGTCAAGCCCTGTACGCCCACGACATTGAGATCGGCAAGGGCGCAAGCCAGTGGATGATTAACCTGCGGGCCAGTGTTCGCCCGGTTGTGACGTACATCTTTGTGCTGGAGTTGGTCGCGCTTAACGTGGCCGGGGTTTGGTACGCCTACACAACTGGTATCCCGTTTGCTATTGCGATGGAGAATGTTTTCTCAGATGACGAGATGCTGATCCTGTCTTCAATTATTGCGTTTTGGTTCGGTACGCAGGCTTTTGGCAAGAAATGATTCACTTGTACATCATTTTTGTCTGGGCATTTGTAACCGGGTATACGCCAAATACCAATGAGATGGATTGGCAGTGAAAGTCTCCGCCGCTGCCATACAGATGGTGAAACACCACGAGGGCGTTCGGACTAAGCCTTATCGCTGTCCTGCGCTGCTCTGGACTGTGGGCGTCGGCCATGTCATTGACCCATCGCATACGGCGGTGAAATATGAGGAACGCAAGAGTCTACCGATACCCGCAGGCTGGGATCGCGTCCTCTCTATGGGAGAGGTTGATTCTATTCTGGCTCAAGATCTTGGCCGGTTTGAGCGTGGTGTACTTAGACTTTGCCCTGCTGCTATTGATCGTCAGGGAGTCTTCGATAGTCTCGTCTCTTTTTCCTTCAACGTGGGCCTTGGAAATCTGCAACGCTCTGGGCTGCGGATGAAGACCAACCGGGGCGACTTTGACGAGGCCGCAGACGAGTTTCTCAAATGGACAAAGGCGGCAGGTCGGGTGCTGCCGGGACTGGTCAAACGTCGCAAAGACGAACAGGCGTTGTATCTATCGGGAGTTGCGTAATGCCGCTTCAAAAAGTTGAACTGCGCCCCGGTGTTAATCGTGAATCAACTTCGTATGCCAATGAGGGCGGCTTCTTCGCAGGCGACAAGATCCGATTCCGTTCTGGCTACGCTGAAAAGATAGGTGGCTGGCAGAACATCAATGTCAATGGCAGCACGTTCAAGGGCGTCTGCCGTATGTTGTGGAATTGGATCAGCACGCTTGGTCAGAACCTCGTCGGTCTGGGGACAAGTCAAAAGGTCTATATTGAGCAAGGCGGCACTTACCATGACATCACCCCGCTTGGTAACTCGCTAACCCTTTCGCAGAACCCGTTCTCGACTACATTGGGTAGCCGTCTCATCACCGTTACAGCCACAGCACACCTGTCTTCTATTGGCACCTACGTCAACCTCTCTGGGGCCACGGCGGTGGCTAGCCTCACGTTGAACGGCGAGTACGAGATTCAGACCGTTCCAACTGCCAATACATTCACCATCTATGCTTCTGCTACGGCAAGTTCCACGACAACGGGTGGTGGCTCTCTTGTCATCGCCAAGTTCGACATTGATGCAGGCAATGCGGTGTATAGCGCGGGTGTCGGCTGGGGTGGCCCGCCATGGGGGTCAGGTGGTTGGGGTTCCTCCACAGGTGCTGGTGTAGAGATGCGCCTCTGGTCGATGTTCAACTACGGCGATGATTTGATCTTCGCTGAGCGTGGTGGCGAGATTTACTTCTGGACGATAGACACGAATACGTGGCCCCGTGCAGTTACGCTTGAAGAAAAAGCCAACACAGTCAATAAAGGCTTGACGCTTGGTGCGTTTGCTTCGGGTGTTACCACTATTGTTCTGGACGACACGACCGGGTTGGATACGGGCGCGGTGCTGTCCGGTAGTGGCATTGTCACCGGCACCTATGTCACTGCTGCGTGGGACTTCAGCAACTCGGTCACGATCTCTCAGGCTACGAACGCCTCGGCTACACTCTCGGCCATATCGTTCAGTTACGCCGGTCGGCACGTGCCAAATGAAGTCAACATGATCGTCAATTCACCGGTCAGTGACTTCGTTATATCTTGCGGTTCTACTCCATACGATCCGACTAGTTTTGCTACAACGTTTGACCCACTTCTCGTGCGCTGGTCTGACCAAGGTACGCCGTACGAATGGGTTCCTGCAGTGACTAATCAGTCAGGCGAGCAGCGTTTGTCAAGTGGTTCGTACATTGTCACAGCCAACAATACCCGTCAGGAAGTTTTGATCTGGACGGACACAGCCCTCTTCTCCATGCAGTACGTCGGGCCTCCGTTCGTGTGGTCGTTCACGCTGCTGGATCAAGACACTACTATCGCATCGCAGAACTCAGTGCTTACCGTGAACAACGTGGTCTACTGGATGGGCCGCGACAAGTTCTTCATGTATTCGGGGCGCGTTGAGACGCTGCCTTGCACCCTTCGTCAGTTTGTCTATAACGACATTAACTATGACCAGTTAAGTCAGGTAACGGCGGGTGCTAACGAAGGCTATAACGAGATCTGGTGGTTCTATCCTTCTGCTAACAGCACCATCAATGATCGATATGTCGTTTATAACTACCTTGAACGGATCTGGTACTACGGCAATTTGAACCGTACGTTCTGGGTACAGCACACGCAAAGGACGTACCCTTTTGCCACGTTCAACGTGCAGCAGGCGTATCTCGCTACGAGCATCAACTCATCTGTAACAACAATTGCTCTGACCGACACTTCGACCTTCCCGATGACCGGAACGATTACGGTGGACTCGGAGAAGATTTTCTACGCCGCCAAAGACGGCAATACCCTGACGGGTTGTGTTCGTGGGTATGACGGCACGACGGCGGCATCGCATGATCTTTATGCTTACGTGACCTATAACGTCGCTAACCAGATCATGCTGCACGAGGTGGGTAACGATGATCAGTCGGTCAGCCCTGCTCTGCCAATTGAGGCATACGTAGAGTCGTCTGATTTTGACATCCAAGACGGGCAGAGTTTTGGTTACGTCTGGCGCATCATCCCTGACCTCAACTTCACTGGGTCTACGGGTACAAGCCCGACTGTGACCCTCACGGTACGCCCCCGCCAGAACTCAGGTTCTAACTACACGAGCGCAGACAGCCCGACTGTAACGCGCACTTCGACGGTGCCGATCCAACAGTACACGGGTCAGGTCTACACGCGAGTGCGTGGTCGTCAGATGGCCTTCAAAGTGTCTTCGGCTGATCTAGGCGTGGCATGGCAGATGGGTGCTATGCGTATCGACGTTCGTCCTGACGGGAGACGCTGATGGCTGCTCCACGTGGTGTCGTACCCCCGAATCTTCCTGTTGCGCCGGTTCAGTATGAATCGCGGTATCAAGACCAATTTTCTAACGTACTGCGATTATTTTTTAATCGGCTTACTAATTACATAAACGCGCCTACCGCCCATGCTTCGTATTTTGATACAACGACACAGCCAAATCCTGTAGCCGATGCCGTTAATCTTTTTACGTACAACTCCGTAGTTTCTGATTATGAAGTTACACGTGGTAATCCGACTTCCAAGATCTACGTCACTAACACCGGGGTCTACAACTTCCAGTTCTCGGCTCAATTGGACAAGACCGGCGGTAGTGCTAGTGCGGTCTATATATGGCCTAGGGTCAACGGGGTAAACCTGCCAGACTCAGCGACCAAGATTGTGATCGACGGCCCAAACAACGAGATCGTGGCGGCGTGGAACTTTGTATTGGTTCTACAAGCAAACGACTACTTTCAGTTGGCTTGGCAGTCCTCAGATACGAACGTAGTTATTCCTTACGTAACAGCAAGCGGCAATATCCCTGCTATCCCATCCATCATCTTGACGGTGAACTGGGTGTCGAACTATGGCGCGGCTATTTACCAACCGGCTACATGATACTATCCAACAAACTTGACCCCGTGAGGGCGATATGAACAGTAATTCATCCATGGCAGGGCTTGCCTCCCTCGTGCAGTCACGGGGTCGGAACGGCGATTCCATGCTCGTCCACATGACCCCCGGCGAAGTGAAAGGTTTACATGCGCTGGCGCTGGCCCATGGCGGTCAACTGACCATCAACCCTGACACCGGGTTATATGAAGCCAACTTCCTCAAGAAACTTCTGCCGACTGTTCTTGGGTTTGGGCTTAACTTTCTTTTCCCCGGCCTTGGTGCGTTGGGTAGTGCGGCCCTTGTCGGCGCGGGTGAAACCATCCGTACGGGTGGTGACCTTGGCAAAGGTTTGATGGCTGGCCTTGGTGCGTTTGGTGGCGCTGGGCTTGGTAGTGCTGTATCGGGAATCGGTGCGGCGGCTACAGATACAGGTACCAAAATTCTGGCTCAAGAAGCCGCACAGAATCTTGGTAAAGAAGCCGGGGCAAAGGCAGCGCAAGAGGCTGTCACGAATCAGATTAAACATCAGGCCGCGAACCAAGCAGCGACGTTAGGGGGGCGGCTGAGTAATTTTGGTGCGGGAGCGAAGGAACTATTTACCGGCAGTCAAAACCTCGGTCTTGGCGGTTTTGGCGGGGTTAAGGCGTTGGGCAGCACCATGGGTATGCCTGCGATTTCCGGGCTTGGTATGACCGCTGCTAATGCTATGTCTCCCGATATGCAGATACCGGGTGGCGGTTACGAGATCGACGACTCGTACTATGAGTCAGGCGGGTATGACCCTGTAACCGGAACATTCCGTGAAGGTAGATTCCGCAAAGGCTACCCCGGCTTTCCTCCGCCGGGTATGGCAGGTGGTGGCGTAATTCCGGCCCCGAATGGTAGTTATCCGTTGGCTAGACCATCTGATTCCGTAGGTGGGTATGGGCCAGACATCGACCCGTACACGGGCGAAGAACGGTTTGCTGCAGGTGGGGCTGCATCTGGTAGGCGCTATGAAGAGATGCCTGCTGATAGACAGTCGCTTGAGCCTAACTCTGCCAAGGCCGGTTGGATGGAGTACATGCGGAACAATCCAGAGGCTCAAAAGGCTTACTTGAACGCGGGTTATCCGGCTGAATTCTTCCAGCAAGACCCAAATACGTTCACAGGTAACAGACCGTTTATTCCCGGTATAGATGAAAGCACTAGGCAATCTGAACAAGAACGTTTGATGAAAGCGGGTTATGCCCCGTCTTACTTTGAACAGTTTAAAGCCACTAACGCTTCTGCTGGGCCAACGGCAGCGTACGGAAGTAGTCAGCAGCAAACACAACAGCCTCAAAGTCTTGAAGCCTACTACCAGAGCCTCCTTGCGCCCCCTGTGCAGCAGGGTGGCGGTGGGCAAGACTTTGCCAATTACATGCAGGGGCTGAACAAGTTCGTCACTTCGCCTGTCGCTGCCCCCACACCTCCCGCGCAGCAGCCTCCTCCTGCTGGGGTAGCCCCTCCGGGCGCTGGTGGTAGACCGATTGCTGGTGGTGGCGGTTACTATGGCGATGGCGGGATGCGTTGGGATTCGACCCAAGGTCGTTTCGTTGCTGATGCTCCCCAAGGTCGCCCCGGTGGCAATGACCCGTTCTCGGCTATTGGCAACATAGACCTCTCCAACTTCGGCAACATAGATTTTTCTGCGTTGCAGCGATATATGGGCGGTATGAGCGGAGCCAGAGGCGGTAATACCCCCGGCCCGAAGGCTCCTTTTGATAGGGGCGTAGACGACCAGTTTATTGATTACATGGGCGACGATATGGGTATCGGTGCCGGTGATATGGGCGGCGGTATGGGTGGTATGGGCGGTATGGGTGCCGATATGGGTGCCGGTGCTGGCGGTATGCCTGACCTTAGCGGCATAGACCTTTCTGCCCTGCAAGGAATGATTGGAGGAGGAATGGGGCAAGGCCCAGCCACGAATCCGTTCGCTGAAGGTTATACCCCTTCCGCTGATACGGGGATGGGCGATGTTGCCTACGCTGGCGGCACACCCGGATTTGATATGACTGGCGGTATGGGCGGCGGTATGGACGAGATTGCCTACGCTGGCGGTACACCCGGCTTCGACATGACTGGCGGCGGTAGGGAATACACCCCTCCCCCAGACTTCTCTAGCGGCCCGATCATGCCCATGCAGCCGCAGATGCCGGAACCTGCACCTCAACCGGCTCCACAACAGCCCGCTTTTGATATGGGCGGGTTTGACTTCAGCAGCCTTGCTGGCCTTGGCAGTCTCGGTGGCGGGATGGATTTTGGCGGTATGGGCGGTATGCAGCAACCGGCTCCGCAGCCTGCACCTGACATGGGCGGCTTTGGTATGTTTGGTGGTGGCGATGGTGGGCTGGGCTTTAGTGGTATGGGGCAACCGGCTCCGCAGCCTGCCCCCTCGTATGACATGAGCGCCTTTGGCGGGTTTGGCGGGATGCCGCAGCAGCCTGCTCCTTCGTTTGATATGGGCGGTATGGGCGGGGGCATGGATTTCGGTGGCGGGATGGACTATAGCGGCATGGACTTTGGCAGCGTCGGCGGTTTCGCTGGTGGTGGCCCGATCCAATACGCTGCTGGCGGTAAGTTCCTGCGCGGCCCCGGCGATGGCATGTCGGATGACATCAAGGCCAACATCAACGGTGAGCAAGAAGCCCGGTTGGCTGACGGTGAGTTTGTTATCCCTGCCGATGTGGTTTCCCATATCGGTAACGGCTCAAGCGAAGCCGGTGCTGATCGGCTCTACAAGATGATGGCTGATATTCGCAAGGCACGTACGGGCAAAACCCGACAGGCTCCCGAAATTAACGTTAAAAAGTATCTGCCCAGTTAGGAGTAGACCATGAGCGTTGGCGGTCAATCTAATGCCCCACAGACTCCGTTCTCTCCTAACTACAGAGAGCGACGTAGCGTACAACCGCGTGGGCCGGGTAATGCTTATACCCAGAGGCCGGGACAGCAGCCTAATCCGCAGCAGCCTGCTCAACTGCAGCCTGCTCCGCAGCCTAGGTTTGGGCAACCGGATCAACCTCCTCCGGGGATGGAACTGAACCCGGACTACATTGACCGCTTTGCAAACGGTCAGACTGGAACGATGGATGTACGTCCAACTGACAATAAGTTTCGTCCTATCCAACAGCCGGAGCCTCAAACCGGCGGCGGTAGGGAATACACCCCTCCTCCACAATTTTCTAGCAATCGAATTGCGCCTAGTTTTGATAGCGGATACGGCAACCCATTTGGCGGCGGCTTTGGCGGCGGGTACAGCAGCCCGTTTGGTGGCGGTTTTGGCGGCGGGTACAGCACTCCGTTTAGCGATTATGGCGGCGGCTTCGGTGGAGGGTTTGGACAACCGCCTCAATATGGTGGCGGGTACGGTGGCGGATACGGTGGCGGATACGGTGGTGGGTACAGCAGTCCCTATATGTCGCCGTCAATGATGGGAGGACTTGCCAGTCTATTTGGCGGGATGCAAGGCGGCGGGTTCCAAGGGATGTTTAATCAACAGCCGCAGCAGCAGAGTTACGGTTCTATTCAAGGGAATATGGCGTTTGATAGACAGCGAATGGAGGCTCTGATAGATCGGCCGCAATATCAAAGCAAACCTAATCAACCTCCGCCGGTAGATAAAGGAGAAGACGATTTTAATCAGCAGATGGCGACGTTATCACCGGAAGAACGCGCTAAATATCACGGAACCTCCGAACATAGGAATTCTGCTAATACACTTGAAACAATAAGGCGTACCAGACAAGACCCTGAGTGGGGACGCTATTATCAAAATAAATCAGATGATGAAATTTATGCAGGGATGCAACTAAGAGCAACCTAAATGAACCTCGACATCTCACTCGTCCCCTACGGCCAGATCAGTTACCTCGTGCCGTCACTGATCAAATACTTTCAGGAGTCTGAAGGTTGGGCCAAGGGCCGTGCCAACGTGGATGACATCGTACGTTTTGCTCTGACTGGGCAGATGCAGTTGTGGGCGATATATGACCCCGATGACAACGACACTATCCATGGCTATGTCATGACCGAGATCAAGCAGTATCCCCGGTCAAAAATGTTCGCTATTCAATACTGCGCGATGAATCCTAATCACATGCAGTACGTTGAGGACATCATGCACAATACGGCTGACAAGTTTGCACAAGACGCTGGTTGTGCTGGAATTGAATTTTACGGTCGCCCCGGTTGGGAACCGCACGTTAAGAAACGCGGATACACCGTCAAGACGGTTGTATTTGAAAAACATTTTGGTGAGGTAAAATCATGAGCAGCGGTGGCGGTGGCGGTTCATCACAACCAACTAGTCAAACAGTTACTCAGGTCACGATCCCACCTGAGTTGATGCCTTATGCCAAGAAGACTCTTGGTACGGCAGAAAGTCTTGTTTACGGTAAACCTTACGAGACTTACGGCGGGCAGCGGTTTGCTGGGCTTAACCCGCTCCAGCAGCAGGCTATGCAGCAGATTCAGCAGCAACAGGCTGCGCCTCAGTTGGGTCAGGCTACCGGTATGGCGGGGCTTGCTGGGTTGCAAGCACAGAGGCTTGGGCAATACGACCCTGCTCAGTATCAAGGGCTGGATGTTAGTTATCTTGGCGCTCAGGCTCCTAACTTGCAGCAGTACCAGATGGGGCCAGCCGAGCGAGTAAAGAGCGATGCTGTGACTGCTCAGAATCTGCAGCAGTACCAGATGGAGGGGCCGGAAAGCGTTGCGGCTCAAACCGACTTCGGTTCAGTTTCCGCGCCGGGGCTTCGTGACATTCAGATGGGTGGGCCGCAGCAGGTGCAGGCACCGTCTGATCTTGAGCGACTGCAGATGGGGCCAGCCGAGCGAGTCGGCACCCAAGCCCTTGAGCAGTACCAGATGGGGCCAGCCCAGCAGGTGCAGGCTGAGAAGTTTGGGCTTTCTTCGCTTCAGCCGTACATGTCTCCCTACATGCAGGATGTCGTGGAGACCCAGAAGCGCGAGGCGATGCGCGATGTGGCCCGTCAGATCCCCGGTATGGGCGCTGCCGCTGCTCGTGCAGGTGGTCGTGGTGGTAGCCGTGAAGCATTGCTTCAGTCAGAATCTCGCCGCAACCTTGCTAATCAGTTGCAGGGCATTCAAGCCACGGGTACGCAGCAGGCGTTTCAGCAGGCTCAGCAGCAGTATGGCGTTGACCGTGCTCAAGCGTTGCAGGCTGCGCTGGCTAACCAGCAGGCAGGGCTTACCACCGGACAGCAGAACCTTGCCGCACGGCTCGGTGTCCAGCAGTTAGGCGCACAGCAGGGGCTGCAGGCTGCTCTGGCTAATCAGGCTGCTGGAATGCAAGTTGGTCAGCAGAACTTGGCTGCGGCTCAGGCTCGTCAACAGTTGATGGCTCAGCAGGGTCTGGAGGCTCAGCGGCTCAATCAGGCTGCGGGGCTTACCACCGGTCAGGCTAACCTTCAGGCTGCGTTGCAGACGCAGGGGCTTGGCGCACAGCAGGGGCTGCAGGCTCAGTTGGCTAACCAGCAGGCTCGTATTACTGGAGGCCAGATGGGTCTTCAGGCGGGGCTTGCCAATCAACAGGCTCGTCAAAGAGCGGCTGAGCAGAACCTTCAGGCTAGGCTCGGCGTTCAGCAGTTGGGGTCACAGCAGGGTCTACAGGCCCAGTTGGCTAATCAGCAGTCGCGGATGCAGGCGGCTCTGGCGAATCAGCAGGCGGGTCTTACCACTGGACAGCAGAATCTTGCTGCCAAACTTGGTGTACAGCAGTTGGGGGCGCAGCAGGGTCTACAGGCCCAGTTGGCTAACCAGCAAGCCCAACTTCAGGCTCAGCAGCAGGCACTTGGTCAGCGCCAGTTTGGGGCGCAGTTTGGTGAGCAGTCACGCCAGTTCGGGCAGAACCTTGGCCTGCAGGGTATCCAGCAGCAATTGGCTGCGGCAGGTATGCTTGGCAACCTTGGACAACAGCAGTTCGGTCAGCAGTCTGCAATTAATCAAGCGCAAGCGGCGGCGGGGCAGCAGTTGCAGGCGCAGGAGCAGCAGAGACTTCAGGCTTCGTACGAAGACTTCCTTGCCCGTCAGCGTTACCCGTATACGCAACTTGGCTTCATGTCTGACCTTATCCGTGGTACGCCCACGGCTGGTGGTATTCAGACCATGTATCAAACGCCACCTAGTATGCTAAGTCAGGTCGCTGGCGCAGGACTTGGATTGGCCGGTCTCTACGGCGCGGGTAGAGGTTAAGGAGAACGAACATGATCGACAAAAACTACAACCCGCTCAACCCTATGGTTGGTCAGGTCAAGCAGTTTCTTGACGAAAAACAGATCCCTGAAGAACAGGTTGTGCCGTTCCTTATGTCACTTGGTCACCGTGGTTTGGCCGGTGCAGTGGCTGGACGTATGCGGCTTGAAAAAGCCAGCGAAGGCTTGAAGTCTTTGCAGCAGGGCAAAAACGCGGCTCCTCCAACCGTTGTACAAGAGAACGCGCAGAACGCTCAGCAGGTGCAGCAACAAGTCCAGCAGGCTATGGCTATGCAACAGCCGCAGACGCCTCAACAGATGCCGACTCGCGGAATGTATGGCGGGGGTATCGTTTCGCTTGCTCGTGGCGGTGGCCCGATTGCGTTCCAAGAAGGCGGCGAAATGTTGTCTCAGCGTCAGTTCATGCGTGAGCAGTTAGGTCAGGTAGACGAATTGGTTGAAGCATACGACCGAGCAGCGGGTAACCCGGCTGAACAAAGTCGTATTCAGAAAATGATTCAGAAAGCATTCCCAACATTCTCTAGCGTAGAAGCGTTGAAAGGAGAGTTGGCAAAACTTCGTGGCAGCGGTAGCGGTATTGTTTCTAAAGCCGGTAAGTTAGCCGGTCGCGCTGCAGTACCGCTTGCGGCGGTAGAGTCCGCTTACCAAGGAAGCATGACTGATCCGTCTATTCTTGCCGAAGAATACGGAATGGATCCAAGTAAGTTTGGCAGGCAGGCTACTGCTCAAGGTTTGGGCTACCTTGAGAACTTGGCTAGCAATCTTTCGTTTGGAGCGTATGGTGCGCTTCGTGGGCGTCCTTATGATCGTGCTAGAGAACGTACTGAGCAGCGCATTGCTGACATCAACCGTGGTGGCCCGCAACTTAATCTTGCGCCACAAGAATTGGCTGATGCTACGGAATACCGCCGACTTGTTAAAGAGTACGGTGCCAATTCAAAAGAAGCGAAAGACTTTGAAGCCAGATACCGTGACGCGATGGGTCGAGCCAGTCCTGCGGCAGAAGATGAATTAGCGCGTATTATGTCGCAGTCTGCGGCGGGAGAACCTGCTGCGGGGGCTGGTGGGCCTCGTTTGCCTAGCGTTTCTACCACAGCACGAGAGACTAAGACGTTATCTGATTTGCGTGGACGGCTAAAGGGTATGGAAGATGTATCCAAGCCCGAAGCGCGTGAAGCAGCAATTGACAGAGAGATTGCTGCCCGTATGAAGCGTTATACCGACATGGGCATCATGAAGCCGTTTGACGATGCCAAGGCTAACGTGCAGAGCCGTTTGAAGGAACTTGACGGCATCAAGGATAAGAACTTCTACAAGGCTATGGCTATGATGGGTTTCACCATGGCAGGGACTCGTGGGTCGTTCTTTCAAGCCCTTGCAGCCGGTGGCGCAGCGGGACTGTCAGCCTATGAGACATTTGAAGAACGGCGTCAGGCTACGCTTGATAAATTGCAAGACCGTATGATGAATATTGATATGGGTATTGCAAACATAAAGGAGCGGGCCGGGGCTGGTGCAGAGGCGCGGGTAGACAAACTTGAGTCTGAACGCAACCGAGTTCAGGATCAGATTACTAATCTGCAATCGGCCCAAGAGACACTTGCTCAAACGCAGTCGTTCCAGTTGGCAATGTCAGATCGTGAGATTGCCGCCAATACTGCGCGAGATGAGGCTCGATTTGGCGGGCTTGATAAAGCCATTGAAAAAGAAATCCTTAAGTATCGTGCAATTGCGGATTCAACAGTATACACGCCGGACGTTCGCGCTGCGGCCAAGGCTAAAGTTGAAGAACTGTACAGGGAGCGTGAACGTGCTACTCAAGTCGGTAGCGGTTCATTCCAATCTGCGGCACTCAAGGCGGGGGCTGGTCAAATTCCCGGCTATAATTACCCCATGGTAGGGTCGGAGCAGGGCGGAAACGACCCGTACGGCATACAAGATTTGCTTACTCAATACGGCCAGTAACTAATGGCTACGCTTGAACAGATTGCCAATGCTCTCCGCAGAGCGCATGAAGCCGGAGACGTTGAGGCGGCTCGTAGATTGGCTCAGGCTTATCAAGCCATGCAGGGGGAAACCCGTAAAGAACAGGCGGGGTTCCTTGAGTCTTTCCGTGAGTCTGCACTGGGTCTAACCAAAGCGCCGGAAGCGGCGGTGTTTGCGCTGGCAGAACAGGATAAAGACGCGGCGCGTAAAGCACTCCTTGCGGAGCAAGAATCCAAGAAAGAAAAAACTAGTTTTGAGGATGTAAAAGACCTTGCGTCGTTGGTTGATTGGGCCAAGCAAACGGCTGGCTCATCGGCTGGCTATTTTGTCGCGCCTGCTGCTGCGGCTACGGCAGGTAAAATACTGACCAAAGCCCCCGGCGCTGCCAAAGTCTTGGGCTACGGCACCCTCGGCGCACAGTATTTGCTTGATAACTTGACTCGTCAGGCTTCCGAACAAGAACAGGCCGTACAGCGTGGAAAAGGCCCATCTGAGACCTCGCTGGCTAAAGCAGGTGCTGCCGCAGTTGGACAAACCGCGCTGGACGCGGTGGGTATCAAGTTCTTCAAACCGTTGTTTGGACAATTCCCGATCCTTCGCAATCTGCTAGGTGAGTCTGGCAAGAAGGCTGCGAAGGAGGCTGAAGACGCGCTGCTTGAGTCCGTACGTAATGGTACGTTGACTCGCGGTAGGGGAATCGTATCTGGCGCTGTCAAAGGTGCGACGTTTGAACTTCCACAAGAAATTGCTCAGACCGTTCTTGAACGTGCTCAAGCCGGTTTGTCTCTGACAGATCGTGAAGCGCGGCGCGAATACACGGAGGCTGCAGCAGGTGCGGTGCTGTTGGGTTCGCCGTTGGGCGGTGCCTCGCAGTACTATCAGAACAAGGAAAAGATTGAAGAAGCGCAGCAGATTCAGTTTGCACGCGAGATTGAGCGAGAAGAGGCGCGGCAGAAAGCAGAAGCGGCTAGAAAAGAAGCCGCCGAAGCCGAGCGTGAGACAGAAAAAGGTGTCAAGAAAGAGACTCGTGAAGCCAAGATTAGCGAACAACTCGACGCTGCCCGTAACGTTCTTTTCAACCTGACCAACCCTGACGGTACTCCGATTACGGCGGAGGCCGAACCGGGGCAGTTTGAACGTGCATTGATTGGCTCAGGCATTCCGGCGAGGGACGCTAACAGGTTGCTTGGACGGCTCAAGAGAGAGTCTGTTATCACCGAGCGTAACCCTGTCACGGGCATTCGTAGCATCATTCCTGAAGCCAAGCAGTATGATTTGACGAAGGGGACAGAAGAAGTTACGACTGCTGCGGCCCCACCTGCCCCTGCACCGGCTGCGGCTCAAGTTACAACTGCGCCTCCTGCCGTTGAACCGGATAGAGGTACAACTGATGAACCAACAAGAATTGCGGCTCCAGCAGCAGGTGTTGCAGAAACTGACACTGGAACAGTTGGAACAGGCGCTGCACAGTTTGTACAAGAACGAAGAGCCACACGACCCGCTGCTGCAGAGGCTGCAGATACCGGAGTGGTTAGCGTTGATGAAACTGCTGGGCGACCTGTTAGCCGAGAAGAACCAGTCAAGCCTGCACTGAGTGATCTCAAACTTGAGACTTGGCAGCAGCGATTTGAACAGACGCAATCCCGATTCGATGAGGCTGATCCCGAGTCGCCCATCAATCTGCTTACTCGCATCAATCAACTGAAGCAGAAACTACCGGCTGGCGAGGGCGTAAAGTACTTCAACGACATCGAAAACATCGTTTCGTACCTTCGTAAAGGTGCGGATGTTGAGACCATTGCGGACAAGTTGGGCATGGATCTGCCCGAACTTGAGTCCTATCTGGATGATTTGCGGAACCCTGAAGCCGAAGGGCTTCCTCCTATTATTGACGCAAATAACAAGCCAATACCTGAAGCGTTTGTAGAACAGAAAACTACTACCAAAGAAGGTCAAAAGGGCCGCACTATTGAGTCGGCATACAACCGTTTTTTGACGGCTAACGAAACGCCGTTGGTAACAGCAGCACGTTCACTTGATAGCCTGATCGACAAGTACGATGCGGATGACGTAATCAAAAACACTGGTGAATTGCGTGCGCGTCTCAACGAACGACTCAGCGAAATTGAAAAAGACCTAGCCGACCAAGAGGCTCTTCGCGCTGCACAACGTGCCGCTAAAGTAGAACGTGTCGGTGGTGAGACTGAAACTGAACTTGAGCAAAGAGAAGCCGTTGCTAGCGAACGCGCTCAGAGCCGCATTGCCTCGGCAGATCAGACTGCCGGGATGGGGCCGGTTGTCAGCACAGAATTGGCAAAGGCAAATGTAAGCCTGCCCGACGTAGATCAGCAGGTCAAAGACGCTGTTGCTCAGAAAGACGCAAGCAAAATTCTTGATGTTTTGTATGGGCTGAACGAAGAACTTGGCAACGCTATCCCTGTAGGCGAAGCCCCTGCTCCGCAGGTTGAGCGCGTCAAACGAACGCCGAAGGAGATGACGAAGGGTCAACGGGCCAAGTTGATCCGCAGCATTTTTGAAAAATCTATACCCACTGCTGAAAGCACCTCAAGTCTGTTCGGTGAACGTCCTGCTGTCGCCGTATCTGAGCGCGGCGCTGCCAAGCGTAGGATTGACGTAACCAAGTCTCTAATTGATACGCTGAGAAAAGTTGATCTTAGCGACCTTGGATTTGAACTTGAGGGCGATACCGGGGCCGATGCAGACGCCTTTGAGCGTATGCGTAAGCAGAACCGCCTTGCTGAATACGACCCCAAGACCAACGTCATCCGTCTGCGTGCTGAAGGCGTAAAGCAAAAGACCCTGCTGCACGAAATGGTTCATGCCGTCACTGTAAAAGTGCTGCGGCAGTATGAGACCGACCCTAATTCGTTGTCAGACAGTCAGCGCGAAGCAGCCGAACATATCAACAAGATATATGGTTTGGCTAGCAAGAAACTCAAGACGCGGTATCCGAATGCGTTTGAGAGCGTGTACGAGTTCGTTTCGTATGCGATGACTGAGAATGCTTTCCAAAAAGACCTGTCTGAGTTGCGATCACCCAATCTGGCGAAGTATGCAACAAAGGCTGTCAAGGATTTCTGGACGCAGTTTGTAGAAGCGTTGATGCACATGTTCGACCTGTATCCGCTTGGGGGCCGCGAAGCCCTGTTCCAAGCAGAGAAAGTCATCAAACTTGAGCGTGATATCAACGATCCAAACATATCTGAAGCAAAAAGAAATCTGCTACGGCAGCAGTTGGCCCGTATCCGTAAAGAGCGGATTCAGACCAGAGAGGGAAACTACCTGCTTGAGACTGCAGGGGCGTTTGAAGAGATACTGTCACCGCCACAAAAGGGCGTAGACGTTGCTCCGCTTGCTGCCAAGGCCGCGCCTCCTGCAGAAGAGCGTGATGTAGGTAAGATCAAAGCCGAGTATCGCCGCAAACTTGAGAAGAAACATCCTACGGAACCCGCCGTTCGTGGAGCCGTCAAGTTCCTCAAGACTCACGAAGGGTCAGAGTGGCTGATTCGCAAGTTCCAGAACGACCGTCGCCCTCTCAAAGTGTTGCAGGACATCCTCGTTCGAGCGGGCAAATTGATTGTTGGCGAAGAGAACTTCAACAACTTGTATAGCCTCATCTCACTGTCGTCTGGCAATGCGTTCCATGTCATGACACAGTATTTCCAGAAGGACATGCACGATGTCCACGAGGCTGTGGAAGCCTACGCCAAGGCTCGCAATCTGAACTTGATGGATGCCTTGAGCGACTTGAACCTTTACATGGTTGCTCGACATGAACCAGAACGCAGGCTCATCAAGTTCTTGCGTAACGTACCGCTTGATAACACCAAGTTGATTACGTTCGGTGGCGTAAGTAAAACTGCTGCCGAGCACCGTCGTGAGATCTTCAACTTGTTGAAGACCGATATTGCTCTGTCCAAGGCACAAGCAAAGACGCTGCGCGACTTCGTTGAAAGTCTTGCCGGATACAAGAACGGCAAAAAAGTTGGCATGGGGTCTATTGATGTGAAGGCGGGCAAATCTACGGATGCCCGTGCTAAACCCGGTAGATACACTGACGATATCAACGATGGCGTATACAACGTAGCCGGTGAGTTCACACCCAGCGAGTTGGAGAAGTTACGCAGTGCGTATGAGACTGATCCGCAGAAGGCGCTCGTTGATCGCATAACCGCGTCTATGAAGCGTATTCAAGACAATACTATTGAACGCGACAGGCAGGCTAACTACTGGTCGCAGCCTGTTGAGAACATCGTCAACTTCTACAACTTCCAGAACTACGTCCCGCTCAAGGGTAAGCCGGGGCAGGGTGAGACGGAAGATGAAAGCGAGTACAACTACACCGGCAGACGGCTGAGTGGTGAGTTGGCTGAGACTACGCAATCGTTTGAGGGCCGTATCTCCGATGCCGATAACGTCATCATGCAGACGCTCGTTGACGGAGCCAAGTCTGCGATGCGTGCTGGCCGTAAAGATGTGACTCAAGCCATCAAGAACTTGATTGAGCAAGGCTATATCGATGGCGTAAATTTGAATGGCGGCAGGAAGAACAAACCAATCCCGTTCCAAGACCGTGAAAGTCAACTTGAGTTGTCGAAATACAAAGGCGACGACAAGATCTATCACTACAACCCAGATGGGTCGGTTGAAGTTCTCAAGATCAACGATAAGCGGATACTTGAGTCCATACGCCGTGTATACCGTGAGAAGTCGCCGTTCATTGATATGGCTAACCGGATAACCAGTGGCATCGGTCAGTCGCACACCCGATACAACCCGGCCTTCCATCCGTACAACTTTGTCCGTGACGTACTGACCAACGCCTTTACGTTAGGCGCAGAACTTGGCCCTGAAAAATCTATACCTTTTATAGGCCATGTTGCCACTCGCGTAGCCGAGGGCGGCATGAAGAAGGCAGGTACCGTTTCAAAACTGTACGCTGAAGGCGAGGTCGGCAAAATACAAGAACTTGCCAAGAAAGACCCCTTCACTGCCAGCATACTTGAGTACCTGCAAGAAGGCGGTCGCGTCTCCTATGTGCAGGGTCTAGCCATTCAAGGTCAGATTGACGAACTTGTCAAAGACATCAACCGTGGCAAATGGGTTCGCGGTAAGGAAAAGGTAGACAAGTGGGTCGATATCTGGACAGACATGTTTGAATTGACGAGCCGTGCTGCTACTTATGAAACCGTAAAGGCTAATGCGTTGGCACGGGGGATGTCAGAAAAAGCGGCGAGACAGGAAGCGGCGGCGTACGCCAAGAACCTCGCCAACTTTGAACAGGTTGGTGAGTGGGGGCGCCAAGCCGGTGCGTTGTACATGTTCTTCCGGCCTGCTGCGACGGGTGCTGTTCGTGCGATTGACGCATTGGCTCCGTTGCTTCAGGACGTGCAGACAGTGGTAGATCGTCTGCCAGAGTCAATTCGGAAAGACCCTGCAGCAGTTGCTCGTTTTCGAGCCAACTTCATGCGAGATAAAAAGAACGTTCAAGCAATGACGCTTAGCCTACTTGGAGCGGGGGCTACGCTGTATCTCATGGCTTTTGTAGCCGCTGAAGATGACGAACTTGGTCGAAATGAAGTAGCCACGGAAGATATGTCGCTATGGACACGCAACCTTCGTTTGCCGCTTGACTGGCTAGGTATTCCCTCAAAATATATGCCAGAAAATACTTTTTTACAGTTGCCTTGGGGCTTTGGCCTTGGTTCATTTTTAGCCATGGGATCGCAGGTTGCTGGCACGGCCATCGGACGTTCGTCACTTTCAGACCTTGCCGCTAACGCTATCACTATCGCACTTGACTCGTTTCTCCCACTGCCAGTTGCACGGTTCTATCCGTTCAACAATCTCCCAGCATGGATGCTTGACTCACTTGCTCCTAGCCTTGCGCGTCCGTTCCTTGAGTACACCATGAACGTAGACACGTATGGTCGTGAGATATACAACAATCGCATGAGTCGGTATGGCGATGCGTTCACGGGCGGTAGGCACGTGCCAGAGTTGTACAACCAAGCAGCCCGTAAATTGTTTGAAGTGAGCAACGCACAAGTCGATGTCTCGCCCAACACAATGTACTTCTTTGCCAACAACTACGTTGATGGCTTGAGCCGCATAATCCACAACGGTCATGGCATGTTCTTCACGCTGTTTGGGCAGAAAGAATTTGATCCCAAGCGAGACTTTATTATCGCGGATAGTTTCTTCGGCAGGAAGTCGAGCATAGACGCCCGTGAGTTTGCTGAAGTTGAGAGACGCATCCAAGAGAAAGAGCAGCGGCTGCGTACGGTCAAAGACAGACCTGAACTGATGCAGCGGTACGTAAAGTCAAACCCGAACGATCCTGCGCTTGTGTATATCTACAACAAGTTGAAGAATCAGCAGTTGAAGCGTGTCCGAGAAGAGATGAACAAGGTCAAGGCTTCAGACTTGTCGCCCAAGGAGCGGCAAGAACGACTGCGTGACCTTGAGCGGATACGTGATATGACGATGCGTAGCATCATCGATACGTTTGAGCAGTACGGACTAGAACCCTAACGCACCCGCCACACGCGCACTCCAAGGTGTCCATCCTTGGACGAGGTATACGATTTGACCCGTATACCTGCTGCCTTGGAGCGCGAGTCTATAACGTAGTGCATCTCTGCCGGTTTGAGCGTTGGCACGAAGAAACTGTCGCCAACTTTCATGAACTCAAACGGGAAGAGCCATTCAGGTTCCTTTATCATCGAAGAAGTTTTCTGGCAGTTCTGACTTGAAGACATAGCACGACACGGCTGACATGTGCGTGCCTTGCTTCCATCCTGTAGTCAAACGTTGCTTCTTCTGGTCAACGAGGATACCAGACTTCCGCCACTCTTCCTCCGCTGCACGGGCGCTGACCTGCAGTCCCGGCTGCGCCAAAAACTTACGCATTTCGCTCTTGGAGATGTAGTGCAGGTTCTTGTCTGCTTCAATACGCCCCACGATGATGTTGCCGTACGGCTCAGCAATTACCTTGTCTTCGTTGAAGATGAGGTAGTTCTTGTGATTGTTATTGAAGAACAGTCCGAACAGTTCCTTGTAGTCGGTGCTGTTGAGGCTGAAGATTGTGCGGCGAGACTTGTTCATCTCCTCCATTACGACATCAAATATGCGTTGCAAATCCAAGTTGACGATGCCCGCAGCAACGGCTATTTCGCCTCCGGCAAATGAGGTGGCTATCGTATTCTCGTAGAATCTGTAGGCTTCATCGGCCCCGTAACTAGCGCGGAACTTGTCTGACCAGTCGCTGATCACTTCGCGCACTCGCGGCAAGCCAAGTTTGTATACAGTACGGATAAAATCTGGCCCGGCGTGTCCGTAGTTGTGGTTGAACGGATCAACGATCTTCTTGGAGATAGTCGGGTCTTCGATAAACCATTGCGGCTTCTGCAGTCGGAACTCAATGATACGAGCCATCTCGCCGTCTGGACTGTTCTTCAACCCAGACAACTTGTCATAGAGCGACTGGTTCGTGGTCATGACCGCAATCAATGACGCTGCAAACTCAATCTCACGTTCAGCATTGACGCTCGACTGCATACGTAACTTGGCGCGACCTTGCGAGATGCGGTGGATGAGCCGTGCCAGAAGTTCGTTGGGGATGTTCGTAGCCTCATCAAGCCCGAACAACATGTTCTTGAGAGACAGGTAACGACCGAGCAGAGCATTGTCTGTAGCATTACCTTCAGACAGGCTCAGGTAAAACGGGTTGCCAAATACGCTAACACCTGCATACATGGAGCCGGTCTTACCCACACCAGATTCCGGTGACATGTACGAAATGGTGCAGCCGGGAGTATTGGTCAAGGCCATGAGCGGTGAGCCGAACCCTGCCAAGAGTCCCATAGCGTGTAGTTCCAACCCTACATGATTGAACGCATTGGCTGACTTCTTCCAGATCTCGTAGTCACCTTCGGGCTTGATGAACTTGGATACGTTCTTGGCAAGCGGGGACGTTGCTGCAGGTTGCGTGTCTCCGTTGATCAGTATCTCTGTCATGCCAGCAACAAAGCCTTCGTTGTTCTCTGTCCAACCCATCTGCTGCCGCATGACTTCAGCCGCTTTCTGTAACTGCATATATTCGTCCCATTTGATGATGTATTCAGAAACAAACTTCGCCATAGATGGCATGAAGTTCACGCTGTTAGAACTCAGCAGTTCTTTCATCTTATCAAGCGCGTAGGCGTACTTGACTGGGAAGATAAACTCTTTCAACGGGTCTTTCGGCATGATGTGTCGCATCAGAAGGCATTCGCCATCCGTAGGGCTAAACATCCGCTTGACCGGAAAGAAATCGTGCGTCGTGATACGCAGTAGTTCATCGGGTTCTTTCTCACCCGACTCGTTTATTTTCCCACGTTGAAGGAAGAAGACTCCTCCGGTTCGTCCTCGTACATAGGGGAGGATGGCTGAAGGAAATAGCGGAATTTCTTCGGAATTCTCTTGGCCCCGAACTGCGTCCTCCGAACTAGCCTCTTCAAGCGTTGGAGCCGGTTTGAATTCCCGTCCAAGTTCGATAGGGCCGTAGATTTTTCCTCTGTGGGGACATCCATCGCAGACTCCGGGGTTTAATTGATTGAACGCTTCGCAACCGTAGGCACTTGTCGCCTTGAGTGTTGATTGTGCTTTTGCTTCGGTCAGTTTCGGGCTGTACTCGGGATGCCCTTTGGACATCGTATGGATAGCCTCGCCCCCGTCCACACACCGTATGGCAATGGACAGCCCTGCTCTCCACAAAGGTTCAGCAAGCGTTGCCGCATTGACCAACACATGTCTTATCTGAGCGCAGCCCTCATTACTCTGCAAACTTTTGATTGCAATCGGCTTGAACGTGTACTCGTAGTTATCGAACTTGGCGAGTTTGGCGATGATCTCAGTGTCGCTATCTAGCCCCTTGGCAATCCCAGACAGTACCGATTCGGTCGTCTGCTCAACCGGCCCCATGAACTCCTTGAACTTATCCCACGAATAGACATTGATAAGTTCATCTAAAATACGAGTTTGAGTCCCTTGAGTATTCTTGTAGTTCGTAGTATTGGGGCAGCGCATGACCCGCGCCGTGTCGCCCATGACGGCAGGATCAATCTTGATGTAATCGAGGCAGAACTTCTTGAACGCCAAGGAGTACTCTTTCCACTCGGCGCTCGGGATATCTTGATCAAAAACCCAATAGGCGTGGACACCTCCACCGGAGTCCAACCGGACGGGCGGGGGTAGTTTCGATATCTTGATGAAGTCATCTAGCGCGGCCAGTGCTTCATCTTTGGTGGTGTACTTTTTGCTATCTTCACCAACGTCTAGGTCGATGAACAACGTCCTGCAGTATTCGGCGTTGTCTGCCTTTCGGCTGTAGTTCTGGTAAGTGTTGGGTGCGAAAAATACGTTTGATTCAGACTGTTTGAGTTCATCGATGATCTCAAGCATGTCGCCAAGTGTTTCAGCAAACCGATTGGTGGCCTTGCCATCCTTGATTCCGGTAACACAGTAAACACCCTGCGACGGTAATGCTTTCTCGTAAAATTGTTGTGTCATGACCGTTTCCGCAGACAAAAAAGGCGGGGTCGAACCCCCGCCAACATAAAAACCTATGATGTCAGATTGTGATGCCTACCATTTCCTCTATGTACCTCTTTGCATCGAACAAAGTCGGGGCCGGAAAAAGCCCCTTCTCCATATCTTGCTTGACCAAATCCATGAAGACTTCAACTGTCTTGCGCTTGTTCTCTCGCACACCACGACCTCTGAACCACTTGTACACGGTCATGCGTGAAGTCTCCAAGGCACGGGCTACATAGGCGGCAGGAAGGTTTGCCTCGACGCACAGCCTACCTAGTTGCACCCCAAGACGAGTTGGGTCTGCACGTTGTAAATCAAGCAAAAATTCTTCGCTGTACGAACGTGGCACAACAACCTCACTTACTTAGTCCATTCCTTGATTACGTCAGACACATCCGCCGCCGGAGCAGCAGTCTGTTTCTTGGTCTCACGCAACTTCGGTTCCTTGGTGGGAGCAGGGGCTGCAGCAGCAACCTCTGTTTCATCGTTCTGATAGACCGTCAGTTTGATAGACGCTTCAGCAGCAGCACTCTTGCTCTGACTGGTCAGCGTATCAAGGTCATTCGGATTGATGCCCGACACAGGCGAGAACACCACGCGAGGCACAGGCGACTTGGTGTCGAACTGCATCTTGGTGATGACCCGACCCGCTGCGATGTTGTGGTTGGCAAGCATCTTCACGTATTCACGGAAGGGCCACTTACCGTTCTCTTCCTTACCAAACACCGACGTGGCGGGGAGAACCAACTGCATGATGTCGCCACCGGGATCACCCGGCAACACAACTGCCGTACGCCAAGACAGACGGCAAGCCGTACCGTTACCACCCTGTCCAGAACCCTTGACCGACATAGGGCAGGACTCACAACGTGCTGCAAGAGGATTCTTCACCTCTGCATCGGGGGTCTCAGAATTGCTTGACCAACAGACCGGCGCGACCTTCTCACCTTCACGGTACGTGCCGCTGTAGTAAGTACGACTCGGCTTGTGAGACATCTTCACAAAAATGATGTTCATGTGCCGATCTTCGATGGAGCCGATCTCCTTGCCACCGGTCATCTTGCGGAACACACCACCCTTGATGGAGATGCGCTTGTTACCGCCAAGTGAACCACCGGCAATAGCCTTGGTGTCTTCATCCAAACCGCCGATGACGGCAAGATCGTTCTTCAAACTGGCAATGATATCTGTACTCATAACTGACTCCTACTAAATAACTGTATTAACTGACTTTACGAACCGTGATGCCGAACTCGCGCATCACACTCACACCGGGAGGCAACCCGTCATTAGTCCGGTCAGACAAATGCTGCTTGAAGTTGCTCTGGTGTATACGGCGCTCAAGAAGTTCCACAGCCTCGTTCTCAAGCACGTACTTTCTGAAATTGTCCCAATCGTTGCAGTAGAACCGCTCACTCAACTTGCGGATCACCGTACCATGGGTCGTCTTGATGCTATCAGCGTTGATGTCATTGCACACGCTGAGAAGCGCGGCCTCAATCTTCGCCATGTCTTCCTTCAATCGTGCGTCTTGCGCTTCGTATTCACGCAGAATCTTCTCGCGTTCACCGCGAATAGCAAGGTACGCATCTACCATCTGCTCTGTATTCACCGACATGTTCATTCCTCTAGTTCCTGTTTATACAAATCCACCAACTTTTGGTGGCTATCCACTTTGCCCTGCAGCATGTTGTACATCTTCTTCTCGACATCGGAGCCTTGGAGATGAACCACCGTCATCTTGTTGACTTGTCCGACGCGATCAATACGTGCAACACATTGCAAGTACGTCTCAACACTCATCACGGGCGACCAAAAGACGACAGTATCTGCAGCCGTCAGCGTAATGCCATGTGACGCCGACTGTGGTTGGATGATAAGAATCTTTGGGTCGTTCTGTTTCTGAAATCTACCAATGATTGCAGTGCGTTCTTTAGGAGATACGGAGCCTTTGATGACTTCGACCGTGTAGTTTTCTCCAAGCAAGAACTTCTCTACAACATCGATAGTGTGTATGTACGGTACGAATACTACTACCTTGTTATACGTTTCATCAAGCACTTCTTTGAGCGTGTTGAGTCGCGGTGAGATGTCGAACTCAACCACTTCGCGTGTGTCGGTGTAGACCGCACCACCAGATATCTGTAATAACTTGTTTAAACTAGCCGCTGCATTCACTGCCGAGATCTGTTCTCCGGCGGCTTCGATCAAGAGTTGACGCTTTAAGTCTTTATAGTAACGCTCGACTTGTGTCGTAAGTGGCACATCGCGTGTCTGATACACAACATCTGGTAGGTCTAAGCATTCGCTCTTGGTAAAACGAATCGCCGGTTGCAGTGCTTTGTAGACTTCATCCCGCGCATTGAATTTGGGCAACCACTTGAAGCGGCTGATTTGCGTCATCACACGGTCGCGCCATGCAGTACTATACTTCGGAACGCGCCACGGTGAGATAAGTTTGGCTAGACCAAACGCATCAGTAGGTGACTGAGCCGCAGGCGTGCCGGTCATCATCCATAGTCTAGTATTTGGTGTAACCAACTTGGCAAGGGTGCGCCACCGCCGAGTCTGTGTAGATTTGTATGCACTAGCCTCGTCAACAATGATCAGGTCGAACGCCGCCTTTTCTAGTGCGTCGAATACGGTATGCACACCATCGAAGTTGATGATAACGAAGTCGTACTCTGAGTCGATAACCTTCTTACGCTTGGACGCATCGCCGTGGGCTACGCCGCACGTTCTGTGCATCGCGGTCTTGAAGATGTCGGCTTGCCATGCCGAATACATAATGGACAACGGGCAGATGACCAGTACACGTTTGATCTGACCTATGTTCATCAGATAGTCAACGGCCCAGATAGCAGCGGATGTTTTACCTGTTCCTGCCTCGTTGAAGCAGAAAGCGCGGGGGCGCAGACTCAAGAAACTTGCCGTAGTTATTTGATGGTTAAACGGACGATAGATACCGGGCCACTTATAATCTCGCGTAATCGGGGAAGGGAACTGTATTGGTGTCACAGATGCCGCATCGGAATAGATGGCTAACTTGACCATCTCATCGTAGTCCCAATACACCACAATCTCTTTCGTGTACTCATCTTCACCGATCAACTTGCTGCGCTCAACCGTATCTAATACTTGATCGGCGGCTTGATTAGGCAGTACAACCCTCACTGCTGCGTCTTGAATTATCTGCATGTCCGTTTCCTGTTAGTTGTCAAAAGCCCCTTACGGGGGCCAGTCGTCTGAATCACCGTCTGGAAACACGAGGTGCGAGAGACGGCTTCAGATGGCATGGTTACGCGCCATGTCTATTAACGCGAGAGGGGGAAGTGGGTGGAAACCCCTCCTACTCCTGCACACTCATGCCTTGTGCGGAATTACTTCATCGCTCCAGTCGATTTGCGACGGAACGAACGATTCTTGGCGGGTGGCTCTAGCCTAGTGCCATCTTTGTTAGTGCCGCCTTTCGACAGCGCCTTCACGTGAGCAACGTCTTTACCTTTGCGGTTCACGCCTTTCTTGTCGTATGACCGACGCGCTCGTTGACGCTCCATACGGTCGCCATGTTCGTCGCGTTCGACTTGCTGCTTGTACTCTTTCTTGTATGGTCTTGCTTTATTGACGTACGGCATCATCGTTCTCCATTGAATCTGCAAGTTGTGACAGGACACCATTTGCGGCACAAGAAACCGGGGTTCTCGGGCCACATGTTATTGGCGTAGGCCATCTGCAATCGGTTCAAGTCTGGTTCAAACGTTTCCCACAACTTTTGTTGGTCTTTTCGCTCGTACTCTTCAAACACCAACGTGTTGTGAGCGACAAACATGAGACTAGCCTTGATAGTTTTAAGGTCGGGGAAGTGGGAGTAAGCCATCAACGCCATCAACTTCAACTGATTTGGGTCGGGGTTCCGTGCGCTACCTGTCTTGTAGTCCACGATGAACGCACGATCATTGTCTACAATCATCAAGTCTACGATACCGCGTACCCAATACTCAGAGGCATCAAATGCACAGGGCTGCTTGTTCTGATCCAACGCCATCTGATACTCAGCGTAGCGTTCGCCAGCGACAGTGAGCAACGGGTCAACGAATTTCTTGTATTGCTGATAATTTTTTGGCAGAGGGCTGCCGTCTCTTACGTAGTCTTCCAACGCCTTGTGTACAGCAGTGCCATAGGTCATCTGCTCAGACACACGCTTGGTGTAGTTCTGTGCAATCTTGACCTCATAGAACTGCCGTGGGCAGTTGATGAAATCCTTCAACCCGCTGAATGACCACTTAATCATCAAACCGACTCGCCATTACTTCGTTGTAGTCGAACAATTTACCAAAACATTCTTGAATGCTGACAACCTCATTGCTATAACCTTCAACGATGTTGTTGTAGGTGAACGCCTTTTTGGGAACCTTGATCACGCCACGATAGAAGTCCCAACCCTTTGCAGTCGGCCTCCACAGACCACTATACCGTGCGCCACCTTTATTGGGATCCTTGGGGCAGCGTTCGATAAGTCCCCACGATGTCAGAACAGGTAGTTGATTGCTTCGGATGACTAGTCGTGGAGCAGTGTTCGGTACGTCGATCCAGTCATTGCCCGTCCGTGCCTTCTCTTGGCACAACCAAATCAACGACATCGCCATAGTCTCGTTCAAGATACGGGCGTAGACCTTGCCCCACCGATCACAGACAGGGCAGTGGCCCCCGTCCTTTTCAACCATCCCTCTCCACCTTTTTCGCAGCGTATGCACTGTGTCCAAAAACATGTCAGCACTCTCCGTAGGATTGTCCGTACTTGGCCTCGCAAGCCACCGGTAGCCCCGCCGCCCAAGCCGGGGGCGTAGACATAATACTAGTAATGTATACTAATGCGTCCTGTAATTCACTAGTAGGTACAACACAAACTGCGGCATCGTGGACGGTCAAGACAGGTCGGTACCGCTTCTTTATCTCAAGCATCTGTTCACCCACGATGATACGGGCCAGCGCCTGTACGATGTTCTCAACCATCGCGCCGCCCCAGATGCTGACCTTACCCTTCCGAGATTCGTAAAAGTACTGTCGGTTTTCTGACGCTAACTTGGGATAACGGATGTACAACCCATTTGGTAGACGGATACCGTGTGCGCTAACCCACACGGCGTTATGTTCGCCAAGGGTGTACTCCTGCGAACCCGTAGGCCATGCCGCCAGATGCGCCAGAGCGTTATCACATTCGCGCCAAAGGGCGGGGATCTTTTCGTTTTGCTCTCGGTACAGATCTACGATACGCTTTGCTTCATCCTCGCTGACAACAGCGCCGGGCGGCTGCGTCTTCAAAGTATGTCGCAATTTCGCTGCGCCAGTGCCGTACCCAAGTCCAAGGATACAAGTCTTGCCCACGAACCGTTCAACCGGATTGGCCTTGGTGATGGGCTGCTTGTAGATTTTGCTAGCGAACACGCTGTAAACGTCCTCGCCGTTGGCGAACTGCCTAACCACATCGCCCTGCCCCGCAAGCCACGCGAGTACTCGCGCTTCTATCTGCGACGAGTCGCAGTTGATAACGGCATGACCCTTCGGAGCGACCACCGAATTCTTGAGTGTCTTCTTTTTCTTATCTCTTGATGGAAGGTTCTGTAGGTTGACGGCATCCATACCCGACCAACGGCCTGTGTGAGCGCCGTAATACTTGAGCGGAATAGGTAACCGACCGCGATTCCTAGCACCAATACCAATAAAGCGTTCAATGCGTGACTCCTCTATGGTTGATTTCGTGCCGAGTCTCACGGCACACAGTTGTTGTATGAATGGATCATCGTGTTCCGATAACGCGATAAACCCCTCGTCGTTCTTGGCAAGAGCGTATGTCTCCTTGCCTGTCGTGGGGCTGATCTTCTTGGGCGGCTCAACGCCATGTTCTTTCAATACGGCGGCAAACTGCGGATTGCTTGCTAACTTCTTGCGGACATCTTCTTCGGTAGCAGCACTAAGTTTGTCCATCAGTCCAGCCAGCAGAGTTTTCTTCTCGTCTTTGATTTCGTCCAATCTACTGACTAACAGGGCGTCGTCGATACATAACACCGGATTGGTGTACATACGCAGCGTCATATCGATCAGATGCAACTCGGATGTAGGGAAACCTTCAGCCAGAAGTGCGTTGAACAACTTGAACGTGAGTTCAGTGTCGTTGATGCAGTATGCGCCGTAACGCGCTAAGTCCTCGGGGGTAAAATCTGTTCTGTGTTTGCCTAGCGCATTGCCTACTTCAGTTCCTTTTTCACCCAGTCCGTAGCGCGTGACTAACGCAGCAAGCGAATCCCCTGACTCCACGCCGTGTATTGCGCGTGACATGCAGAGCGTATCAAAGTACATGGCAGGGATGATTCCAAACCGCCACGCAAGGATGGCCCCGTCAAACATCATGTTGTGACAGAGCAGCGCCGATGAACTCCAGTCAACTTGGTTCAGCCATGCTTTGATCTCGGCATGTGTACCGCTAAACCATACCGGAGTGTCATCGTTTATCTTCATCGACACGCCAATGACTTCAAACTTAGGACTTCGGATGTACTCTTCAGTCGTAAATTTCTTCAAGCCATAGTCGGAGTCGTAATAGGTCTCAAAGTCAAGTGTTACGAACGCCACGTTTCCCACCCTTTTTTAACATAGCGACTTCTCGTCGTAGCCGCTGAATCTCGTCGTGACATGCCCAAAGAACCCCACCTACGGTGAGGAACTTCATCTCGGTTGTGGTTGATGCGTCATTGATCTCGTTCGGCAGCGACCGGATCAAATCTAAAATGTCATCTTCGACTTCCACGTAGTGCCTCCAATTCAGCCCTCAATGCTTGCACTTCTTGTGCTATGACGACTGCTTCTTCCCACAGTCCGTGTTGTCTTACCTTGGCTAGAACTAATTCAAAGTCTTCTCTACGTTGCTGTCCGTACCCCCAAGGGTGCGCTGACATCTCAATTTCAAAGGCTTCGTCTTCGTCCTTCTCAGCCATCGACATACTCCTTTTTGACTTGATCGCGTACCAGTACAAGCAACTTACAAATCACATGCGTCTGTGACTTGTTCTTGCCGTTGCGGTTCAGCGAATCAAACTCTGCGGCGTACATTTGAATGATGTCCCATCGCAGCACTTCTAACTTGCCATCATCGTCAATCTTCGCCCATACCGTTTCGGGCATGGCGACTTTCTTCACATGCTCTTCTGGGACAATCAGATACGCCTCGTCATCTTCCAGAATCTCTTTGTTAATCTCACTCATGAACAATCTCCTTCGCTACGTCCATCCACTCTTTGCCGTATTCAACGTCAGTCCAGTCCTTGAACCACGGCCCACCTCGGGTGAAGTGAACGGCTTGCGGGTTCGGGCAGTCTTCGCGGGTGTGCCATCCTTCCAGATAGTTGTAGGCGATAGGCAGGTCGCCTATGCAAGCGTCCCACAAGAACCTCAACTGATGTAAGTACATACCAGACTCGCGGTTCACAATCTCGGGGGTCAGCGCCTTCACGTGCAGGTGCTCACAGTTCCACAGAATCATGCTCGACCAATTCTTGCGCGGATACTGGTGCTGCACAGCACCGTCCATCTTGGTGGCTTCCTTCGGCTTGTAGTCATGCTTCACCACGACCACGCCGTAGTACGGGTTCATGTAGTCTTGTAGCGCAGCGACATCACCTCGCCACAAGAAGTCACAGTCCATGAACACCGCCCACCCTTTGTACCCCGCAAGATGCGGCACCAAGAAGCGTGTGAAAGAAAACTCCGTAGACGAGAGCGGGTCGTGCTCACGCCAGTACAAATTCTTTTCGCGCATCTCCTGTTGCTTGATTGGCTGAATGTCAAGCGGGATGCTCGTATGTTTCTCAAGCGAGTGCTTGCATACTTGGTACGCAATGTCCTCGCGGCTATCCCAACCGATAAAGATTTTCATGCCTCACCCCTCGCCCGAATCGCTTCGGCACAATCATTTCCATTGGCATGCATCCACCCATCACACACCTTCGCACACGCCTCACGCTCACGTTCAGCAACTTGCCATTCTAGTTCTGTCAGCAAGTCCTCAATCGTATCGCCATGACCCGTGGCGTAGCCTTTGTGGATTATCCACCGGGCGACTTTCTCACACTCGGCGCTCATGACTGCCCCCGAGCGCGGATTTTTCGCGCACACTCATTCGCCGTGTGCCGTTCTTCAATCATCATCCCAGCCCCGCACTCAACTTTGTCACACACCTTCGCACACGCCTCGCGCTCTGCTGCGGCAACGAGGGCGGCGAAAGTTTCTAATCGCTGCAACTCAACAGCGTGCAAAAGCGAGTACTCTGTCCACCCTGCCTCCCGCGCCATGCGGATGATGTCGTCGCGGTTCATCGTGCTTCCTCCTTCCATAGTTTGTAGTCATATTGTTTTATCCCACGGTACACCGCTGTCGATAAATGGTAGTGCGGGACTCCCCACTGCTTAATCAAGTCTCTGTACTTGACGTTCCTACCGTTCGCCCGACGCTTACGGTCAAGCAGGATCTTGTACTGCTCAAATGACAGCGTTACCTTCGGACATCTCATATCACACAGCCTCAAACAGTTGCTTACGACTTGGCCCCTTGTAGTGCAAGATCTTGGTATCGTCCGTCTTGTGTTCGGGTAGACACGCATACACTGACTCGTCGAACTCGGCACAGCCGTACTTCTCAGCGTAGATGCGTAACACTTCTTGATCGCCATACCACGTACGGAACTTCGGATGCAGTTCCTCGTAGATTTTTAGCATCTCTACCCACACTTGCGAGTCCTTGACCGCTACAGCGCAGCCCACATACGGGTATAGTTCTCCCATAGTTTTACCCTTGTACTCATCAAACGTCAGCCCACGCTGCTCGATGTTGAACTCCGTGTCGATGTTGAATGACCTCTTACAGAACGCGATTTCTGTGCCACTCAACATCTCTTCGATGTCAACCCAACTCTGCACGATCATGTCGGTGTCCAGATAGAGTGCAGGGCCATTGATGTCGAGCCGTGCATACGCCTTGACTCTTGAGTACATCAAGTTGTTTGGGTCTACTTCTATCTCAAACCTGTCAGTTACGCCCATTACATCGGGTGTCGCGCTGTCCGTACACATGATGATGTCGGCACTTGGGTTGTGCCGCAGCAGGGACTTGACCATCTTCTGTGGATAAGAAATGTCCTTGCCCACGTGGAAAAACACAAAGGTCTGTTGGTCGGGTTCTCGTTCAAGCAACATGACTTCAAGTTGCATTTTCACTTGCTGCAACTGCAAGTCCCACGGCGCGTTCATGTTCTCGCGCTGATAAATCTTCACTCCGCTGTACCACAGACTCTGGTTGCCGACTCGGTTGTTCCAGTACCAGAGTTTGTTGGCATCAAGTAATAGAACATCCTTACCCATCGCTCCTGCCAGATGCACGGTCGTGCAGGATGGCGAGATGACTACACTGCATATCTCCATGAGTGCGGCCACGTTCTCCAAATCAAAGAACGTATCAATATGCGTAGTGATTAAGTTCGGATGAAAGTCCCGGCCTTGCTCTTGAACCTCACCAAACTGAAGGTTGATGAACTTCAAGTTCGGCTTATCCAGAATCGGACGGAACGCCTCCAACGGAACAGACTTGTGCTGCCCGATCACAGGTGCGGTACTTGTCCAAGAAAGTCCTACTACAAAGTCATCCTCGTCCAGTTTGTACTCCTTGCGGAGCATGGCTACGCGCTCTGGGTCGGCCTTGAGATAACTGAACGACACGCTCGGTGCTATGTCACGCACTGAGTTGATGAAGTATTTACCCAAGGACGCAATCGGTATGTGCGAGTCATGTTCGCTCATCTTGACCCGTGCATTGTGCGATAGGAACTTGACGTTCTTCGCCCTGCACCCACGTTGGAAGAGATTAGCCATACGCAGGTCAACCATGACGGTGATCTCATCGACCTCCCGTGCCAACGCTTCAATCAGCGAACCATACAAAATCTGATCGCCTACGCCTTGTTCACACCAGATGATCGGACGGCGCAGTCCCTTGCCACGCTCCCACTGCGGGTGCTTGGTGTGCAGTTTGGGAGACTTGAAAGACTTGCTCCCCCATCGTCGCTCGTAGCCTTCCCAACCCTTCTTGAAGTCGCCCATCTGTAGGGCTAGAAGTCCAACAGTCCATCCTGCATCGTCGTTGTGCGGCTCTAGTTGGGCAGCAATCTCAAAGTGCTGTCGTGCAAGATTCCAACGGTGCATCTCCCAATGGCATCGTCCGATCTGCAACTCGACTGCCGTCATGATTGGCAACGCAACGTGTACGTTACTCAAGATGCCGATAGCCTCGTCGTAGTTACCGCTTTCAGCCGCCTCGACGCCCATCTTGTAGATGGCCTGTGCAAACTCAGCAAGACTTTTCTGCTTGGGTTCTTCGCTCACCAGTACTCCCTCCCGCCCTTGCTGCAACGCCAGTTTGGCGGCGGTACGTGCGCCCAATCACGATATGCGTCGGCCTTACGCCGTCTCCACCAGTCAATCAATGCACGGATCATGTGGCCTCCTGCGGGACAATCTGAAGTAGGGTCATCGGTATCGACATCGCGGTCTTCCTGCCTTCACGTGGGTAGACCAACACTCTTCCCGGCGATTCCAACATCATGGCGTTAGCCACGCCCTTTTCCGTCCCCTCAAAGTCATCCAATACAAACACCGTCTTGTCGTGAATGATCTTGTTGAGCGGTTCAACGTCTTGCTGACTCAAGCGACCGTCGAGATAGATCAAATCAGCCTTCAGTTCATCCTCCGCCATTTCAGCAAACATCTCATGGGACGGCATCTTGCAATACTGAAAGATATTCAGCGCACCCAGATTGATGTCGTTGGAGTGGTCACAGGTATAGATGTCTACCAACTGTTCCATAGCCAAGTTCATCGTCTTTGTAGACACACCGATAAACGTACCTACTTCGGCAATGACCTTGGGCTGAAAGAACTTCACTACCTTGTATAACTCAAACGCATCTTCCACAGGTAATGACCCTGTGTTGTAGTCGGCTTGCGTTCGCAACTCTTGTTGCTCTTCTACAATCTTTTCAATCTTCTCAAACGGGTAGTCAGCCACCCGTTCGTCGATGATGCCCCATACGATGTCGCTCAGTCGCTTACGCCCAATTTGAATAGCGTTCATGCTCCCTTCCTCGCATCGATCTCACGCTTGAGATAGAACAACGCCTTCTCCAAGTCCTGCACGGGATCGGAAGACTTCTTACCCGCACGGCTCACATACTTCACCACGTTACCCAAACGATAGTTCAAGTCCTTCGCTTCGATGAAGTCGATGGTCTCGATACCACCGGCCTTGTAGTGCGGAGGATGGTTCACCATGTCGGGAGGGGAAATCACTTCCAACGCTTTTTTGGCTTGAAAGACTTCTTGGATAAGCCTCGACCGTGGGCTTTTGAATGCTGCCTTGACCTTCTTGATGTACTTCTTTTCAGCCTTCACGACCTTCGGATTGTGGCTGCGTTCGGGCTGTGCTTTCTTCTTTCTCTCGGCTTGCCACTTGACTTGATGCACCAAGTTTACGGTTGCGCCAGTTTGCTTGGCGATTTCTTTGATCTTCAAACCACGCGCCAATAAACGGCGAATTTTATCGCTCTTACTCATGACTAAACTCCTTGCGTAGGGTCTCTACGTTTGTTTCATCTATCAACAATGCGATGCCACCTGTTTTACGGATGTCATCGAGATGCTTCAATTGAAGCGCGGTGGGCTTGCCACCGTTGGCTTTACACTCTATACCATAAAATTTTCCGCGTAAACAAACTAAAAAATCGGGAACCCCTGCGTTTCCGAAACCAGTTCCTATTGGCATGGCGTAGTACGCTCCCACCTCCGATAAGATTTGCTTAACACGTTTTTTAACTTTGGCTTCTGGGGTCATATACGATCTACCAACATCCAGTGAGCGCCCATCCCACGCACACTGTCTGAGCAAGAATTTGCATCAATCGACAAAGTAAGCGATGACGGGATCAGTCGTTCGGGGTCGCAGTAGTCCACTCTGTTCGTACCGCCTTCAAGATACATCTTCGTCATGGCGACAGAGGCAAGCAAACTCTTGCGTATGTCTTCGGGAACATTCTGAAATGTGCGGTAGTACTCAATCGGCAGCGTCATGTTGCAGCCATCTGTCTCGTCAGAGATAGAGTAAACGCTATCGATGTGTGAGTAGTTGTCGAACGTCTGTTTGAAATGCGCCGCACCAATGAAGTAGCCGACATCTTTGCCATAGCCAAACACCCACTTCTCACGATCAAAGAACTCACCAAGTTTTACAACGTTTGAGGAATGATTAGAGCGAGATGCTGTCATGGCAGAGTGCGCTTTGTTAATCGCATCACGCACACGCGAGGGGATATCTGCTTCGGCAACATCGTTGAAGTAACGCTTGATCAACCAAGTCGCTGACTCGCCGTTGATGTCCGACATCACCGAATAACTAGCAGGAAACTTCTCCCGCAAGTGATTGGTCACGGCTCGTCCCATGTTGTTGGCAATATGGTTGTGAAAGTTCAACGCTGTGGACAGCGCACGATCAAATGTCGCCCCGGCAGAGTTTGCAGGGTTGAGTATGCGATTGACCAGATACATACACTTCTCAGAGTTACCCAAGTGCGTCGAGTATCGCGGCAGTGCGTCGGGAGTGTCGTACGAACAGACGCGAAAGTTCCTGCCAGACATCCCCATGTATGCCACACGGAAGTTGTTGGGCAGACCAAGGTGTACGGTAATCTGCGGACTATCGCGGTCGTTATTGTGTGCTATTTCGACACAGCGCAGTTTGGTCTTGGAATACACTTTCAAAAACGGAAGATACAACGGCGACTGCTTCAGTGCATTCTGTGCCGTTACCGGAACCCATGGCGCGAAAAGGTCAGTCGCGTTTAGGGCAAATGATTTACTGATTCGTTTAGACATGTTAGGTCTCCTGTTAGCCTAATTCGATTGGGGCGCGATCTTCAAAGTCCACCCAACCTTTCAGCACGGATGAGATTGAATACGTACCGCGATACTTCTTACCTACCCATGCAGAAAGTTTCTTGTCTCCTATCTGCGCGATCTTATCTTTCGCTTCTTTCGCTGCTCTTTCCCATTCTGCCTCTTTAGGTTTATTACCCTTCACCTCGCTCTTCACCAAACTTATTGAATTGTTCTGATGGTCGTAGACCACAAATGTAACTTTCATCTCACACCCCCTGCTCAATTTGTTTCAAAAGTTTTTCGACTTCACTCTTGGCGGCTTTGCGAGTCTTGTGTTTGCCCGTCCTTGCCACGGTTTTATGATCGCAACGTATAAAGCCAAGCCAATAACTTTTCTTCGTTGTAAACGGGGTCATCAAATTAAAGTCAACCGCCTTACTGACTGACACCACATACTTCTTTGCCTCGTTCATCTCACACCTCCACTTTTACGGTTTTGCCACCGTTCGGCGGCACAAAGTCACGCTTGCTTGTCACGAGCCACAATGTCGGACACATCACATCCCACTTCACATCGTCCTCAACATAACCATCGGTGAACACCAACACACAGTCGGCTTTGTAGTTACGCTTGAGCATATGTTCGCTCACGCACGACACATGCGTGCCACCTCCGCCCGTGGGTTTCAACAACTTGGATATATCGTTGAACCCGTCTGGTGTGAACACCTGCTCGCTACTGACCGTCGTGTCCCACCACATGACGCGCAGTGCATCGGGGTTTACTTGCTCACAGATAGACTGCAACTCAGCGGCGAACTCGTTAATCATCGCAGCACTGATGCTGCCCGACGTATCGATAGCCACCACGATGTCGCCAATCTTCTCGCTCATGACTCCCGGCTGAATGATGTCATCCAGAATCATCCGTTTGTCGAACTTGCGATAGGTATGCTCATCGTTGCCTTGAGCAATGCTTGAAACGAACTCACGCAAGGCAGTCGTCCAATCGACCTTCGGCTGCAGCGTCTCGGTGACTGACCTCGGCAACTTCTGACCGAACCGCCCCGCCAACAACCCGCCTTGGTGGATGGCTTCGTTGACTTGATCGACATACTCCTTCATCTCCTCTGCCGACATCTGTTCAGCATTGCTCATGTCATGTTCATCAAACGGTTGGCCTGCACCGTTGCCTTGTCCGCCTTGTTCTTCTTCCTTCTCCAAGTGTCGGTAGATTTCGGGGTAAGACCATCCGTGGAACTTGGAGTCATACAAGCCACCGTCCGGTAACTTGATGAACGCCTTGTCCTTGATGTTCATGATTACATCATTGACTACATAGTCAGCCGCCATGTTCGCCAACTTGGCGTTCTTCTTCCAATACGGCAAGCCACGCACCGTGTGCTTGAACACTTTGTGTAGACCTTCGTGCAACTTCAAACCGCGCACCTCGGGCAACATCAGTTTGTTGAGGAACGCCTCGCCATACTTCTCGTTGACACCATCCGTGCAAGCGGTTGGTATATTGTCCACGACAGTTGTCTTGCCCATCACCAACACACCGGCATACGCTGCCGTCTCGGGGTGACGCAACAGGTCAACCGTTGCTTTCTCCAGTTTTTTGATTGCTTCTTGCATGATGCACCTCGTTGATTAGACCAACAGTTCCGGGTTGTCCCGCACAAACTGCGACACCGCTGCGTTGTTCTTGGCGAGTTTGTGTAACTTGGGAGCGTAGACCATCGATACAAAGATGGACTGCAACTCCTTCGTCGTGGCTCGTTTGATGAACATCATCGCGCTCGTCATCTCGTCGTTCGTACTGATGGCATCCACCAGATTGAACATCGTCATGAACAGCGCAGCGGTTTTCTCTGGCAAGCGAACGCTCTCGGGGTTGATGAAGATGTCGGTTGGCTTGATCAGATCACTATTCATCTTGAAGAAGTTCGCCATGGACTCGGCTGCTGCTCTACCCACGATGCCGCACATCGCAGCAAGTGATACATCAAACCCAAGCACCTCCCACAACTTGACCACAGAGTCGTTCTTCTCAAGCGAACGGGGTGATACGAACGACACATTGGTCGAGCGAGGATTGAACACATACGGGTTGCCCGACACATCCCCGTCTTTGTATGACGCAAACGCAGACTCATTGAGTGACACCCAAGCGCGGGTCAGCGCACTGATGTTGTTCTCACCCGCCCACGCTGCCCACTGCCTTGAACTTGGCCCACGCATGTTGAGCAAGCCAATGCGATTGCCAACGTGTGCTTCGATGTTGTCGTTCACACCGTCTGACGAATAGTTAGATGTGCCGAACACCCTGCTGCCGTCCGGCAATCTGCGGTCACCGATGTACCGCTCAAGAATCAAGCGAGTGACCAGCGGCTTCAACAACTTGGGCAGTTTGAGTATCTCGTCAATCATCACCACCTTCGGTCGCGGGTCAGTGAAGTCAATCAGCCCACTGACATACTGCTCGATCGTCTTCGTCTCGCGGTCTGGCATATACATTGACAGGTCGTTCTCGCGCAGCGTACCGCCGTCGATATAGACATACTGGTACTTGTCAGTCGGGAAGTTATCTCCCGGCTTGCGCCACTTGTCTCCGTTGCGTTGGGCAAGCAACTTCAAGATGGAAGTCTTGCCTTGACCCGGCGATGACTGGATGACATAAGTCACGCTCTCGCCAGTCAACTCAATGAGCCGCGCACACTCGTTGATGTCCACCGATGGCGCAGTGTTGATGGTTGCAGATTTAGACATGTGTTTCTCCTCGTTGTGATTCCACCCATAGGTGGAAGTGATTAGTTACCAAACCCAAACTTCGACAGGATGTCGTCCACCTCAGCCTTGACATAGGCGCGGGTCGAGTCGTTCTTCTTCAACTCGTCCATGTCCACGCCAGTCAGCACCCGCTCCAGTTCAATGCGTATGGCATCCAACCGCGTGTCCCCGGCAGGATTGAACGCTTTGAAGGTGTCGCAGTAAGCCAATGCTTTCTTGAGTGTTTCAGTATGCAAGCGACCGCGAGTGACCTTGAGCGAACCATCTTCACGCTCGACCACATTCTCGCCACATGTGTGGGATATCGACTGCATGACCTCGACCAACTGATTGACCTGTTGATTGAGCATGTTGTCGATGGTGGACTGCGCTTGCTTGTTGAAGTGATTGGTCAAGTCCTCGGCAAGGTCGTGGGCAATCTGCACACGGAAATCACCCTGCGGTACTTCGGCGGTGTACAGCCGCATGGTGAATTTGTTGCGTAGTTCTTCCACCGTGGGGTAGTCCTCACGTCGAAACATCCCGTTCAACTTGAACGCCATGTCGCTCACCTTGTTGGGATACGCATTGAGGAAGTCCTCGCGCAACTCAATCAGTTTGGTTTCGAGTGCCTTGTATTCCTCGTTGAATGTGGGGTAGTTCACAATCGGCAAGATTCCCCACTGCCCTGCCCACGAATATGTTCGACGCTTGAACCAATTGCGTACGGTCTGGCGATGGTTCACCAACTTCTTGTGCTGCGGGTCACCGGCAAGCAAGTGTTTAGCGAACTTCCCGGCATCACGGTCAGTGTTCTTGAGCGCGGTAATCTCGTCGCTCACCTCGTCATCGGTCTGTGTGCCAGTCCACACGGTCGTGCGGACATTGACCAGAATCGCGGATGTAGAGAGATCGATCAGGCTCTTGGGCTTCGTCAATTGGATAGACATTTGTTTGCTCCTTTGTGGAATTCCACTCTTGGGTGGAAAATTAATTACTTGATATCGGTCAAAAGTTTACGCTCTACCAGTATGAATAGTATACCAAAGGTAGACATATAAGTCAAGCAACCATCGAACGATTGTTCGGCACACGCGGCACGCCATTCATGTCGAGCCAGTCCTGCAATACATAGAGTGCATCGGTGCTATGCCCACCGACATGCCACACCTCGTTGAACTCGGGTTCAATGCCCTCCTCTGGGCCACAATAAGACGGGCCAACCTTCCAGTCGTAGATGGTCACGACGATGTATCGGTGTGCGTTGTAGTCGTGGAAGCGCAACACCCACTCGGCTTCGGTCTTGTAGGCATCTCCCGGCAGTGGCTGACCAAACAGTCGCACTAGGTCGTCATACCGGACATTGATCACGCCTTGGTAGCATGTACCGCCAATTGCGTGGGGGTAGTCTTGGAACGCTTCGACGGACAAAACTCTGTTCTGTAATGACATGATTAGGTCTCCTTCTATTAATTAAGTGATAGGTATGGCCAACTTGGTTGGCTCAAAACGGATAGACAGGGCGTGGCTGCGGCGGCTCGTCAAGTGGCAGTTCCAACTGCTCCCAACGCTCGTTTAACTCACGCGCAAATTCGCGCATGACGTCTTCAATGGCTTCGTAGTGCATCTGCTCCATCTGCCGTTGCCATGCTTCGTCGCTGTCCTGTGCAACCCACCAGTCGGCAGGGATATCTCGCGGGGTAGTCATCGGTAGAATCCTCCTTTGTTGTTGATGCCTTTCAAGTCTTCCAAGTCAGTGACCAGTATGTAGTTTGCTTTGTGTAGGGGAACCACACATCGCACTACCTGCTGGGCGTTTGCTTCACCGCACGGCATACACAGGTGGATGCCAAGCGCCCATCGCCTAGCATCCACCGCTTCACCGCACTCAACACACAAGTCACTCGTCTCGTCAGATTCCGTTTTCCACTCTTGGGTGGAAACATAATTAAGCGTTGCTCGCGTCATGATTTTCTCCCCATTTCCCAGATAGTATACCAAAGGTGGACATATAAGTCAATACTTCAAAGAACGAAAGTTGTGGAACGCGGGCTGAGTTTGTTCCAGTTGTTCCAGTCTTGTTCCAGTTTTTTGTTTACAAATGCGACAGAGTTTGGAAAACGGAGCGGGAGTGAGAGAAGTGTAAGTGATTGAATTTATTAGATAGAATAGAATTAAGTTTATATATAGTAGTAAGAAGAAGTGAAAAATGGTGCCTTTGTTCCGTTGTTCCAGTGTTTTAGGGGGAGACCGGGTGGCAAAATGGTAAGTTGACTCACCGCGCTGCAAACTTTCTCGCGCACGATTTTGAAATGCTTTCCCCCGCCCTATCCCGAAAAAACTGGAACAGTGGAACAAACCCGTTTTTTCTTAATATAATCAAGCACTTGCGTGTTCCAGTCGATTTTGAAAACTGGAACAAAACTGGAACAAACACCTAAAAACTGGAACAAAACATGATTGATTATATAATTAATCAATTTCGACCCAATTTATAGGCTAATTATGTAATTAATCAATTTTGACCCCATTTGAGATGGCTAATTACGGCGAAATCTTAATTTGATTTTCCACCCATGGGTGGAATCGCCTGAATGGTGTGGCGGTTGATTGATTACATAATCAGCCACGCGGTGTCGCGCAGCCTCGCACGCTCACACAAACAAGGAACTGGCATCGAAGATGCGCCCTGCAAAACGCAGGGCAAAAAAAAGCCCCGACCGGACTAGCCGGTCGGGGCGAGGTAGGCGCGTTAGTTACTTCTTGGTGAAGGCTTCAATCTTGGCAAGGTAGGCGGCCTCCGCTGCCTTGATAGCCTCTTGAGGCCATGCAGCCGGGACACCTTTTGACCTAGCCGTTGCGTGCATCTTGTCGATACCGGCTAGCGCCTTCATGGTGCGGGTAATCAATTCGCCGGGAACCCTAGCCGTCCCAGTTATGCCGCGTTCGCGTCTAGCGATTGTCTCAAGGTAGGTATAGCGGTTAGATGCGTTAGTCTGGATAGCCTTTCGCATCCCGGTTACTACCTTGTGCCGTCCCGGCTCGGATGTTTTCATCTGCCCTAGTTCATGCGGGGTAGTTTTCATTACGGTCTCGGCATTGAATGACACTACCTTGCTAGCGTCGGCCTTCTTAGCGTCGGCAGGGCTGAGCAAGTTATAGGTGTCGCCATCGCGCAGGTAGAATCGCGTCGGGAATCTAGCCTTTGCACGATTCATCAGACCGGCCCGGATGTCGGCCTCATCTTGCTCGGTTACCTTTTCGGGAAAGGTAGGCACGATAGCGACGATAGCCATAACCGCGTCGATGAGTGAGTCGGCAGAATCGTAGGCCTTTTCTGCGGCAGTGATAAGTTTGGCGTTTGACATGATGTAGTTTCCTTGTGTGTTGCGACTAGACGGAATGCCTAGCCGTGAGTCACTTATAGGGTAACGCGATGCGTAAATCAACTTCCACCTATGGGTGGAAAGGCTATCAGGCCCGGCCCCACCCCATCCCACCCACCCGCTGCCGTTTGGGACTCCGGCCAGACCCCTATACCCCTGAATTCACACAAATCACCCCACACTTTTACTTAGTTCGACCCCCCACCCCTACTGTATAGAAACCCACCCCCTTTTCTTTTTGGTACCATGCTGTTTTTATATATAGTTATATGAACGTGGACGCATTCGTACCTGACATAGAAGAGGGCATACCTCTGCCAAGCAATGCTTTGGAGGCGTTGCCAGACTTGACATCGACTGAAGAGATCGAAATGCGTGCCAGAACCATCAAGTTCTTTTCGGACTTGAGCGGGGTTCTGATTGAGCCAACCAAAGATCAGCAGTTAGCCGCTGCCGATTTGGCACATCAGATGGTGCATGACCCCAAGATCAAACACGATTTTGCCAAGTACCCCAACGAAACCATCGCTTTTCTGGCAGGTCTTGTCGCTAAGACCAACCATGCCCTCGTTGAAGACCTTGCTACGCTTAAAAATTACGTCATAACGAACCTCGTTAAAGAGATTGAGATGACGAGTGACAGCAAACTTCGCGTGCAGGCGTTGAAGACGCTGGGCGAAGTGGACGGAATCGACGCATTTAAGAAGCGCAGCGAGGTAACACACATCGTCAAGCCCATCGAAGAGGTCGAAAAAGAACTCATTCAGGCCATATCTGTGCTAGAGAACGTCGAATACCACGTTGTAGATGACGAGAATGCAGCAGATAACGCCTGAAGGGCTGCAGAAACTGCGACTGGCTCTGCCAACAATGCCTGAAAAGGAGAAGCGGCGCATCGCTGACCTCCTAAAACAGTACCAGAATCAACTGACACAGCGTTTAGGCAAGGATTCCTTCTTAGATTTCATTACCCACGTGTATCCCGGCTACAAAGTCGGGCCTCACCATCGAAAATTGGCTAGGATTTTCGAGGAAATTGCAGAAGGCAAGAAAAAACGGGTCATCGTCAACATCGCCCCGCGTCATGGCAAGTCTGAGATGATCAGTTACCTCGCTCCGGCGTGGTTTTTAGGCAAATTTCCGCAGAAAAAAGTCATCATGGCCTCTCACACTGCAGACCTTGCAGTGAATTTTGGGCGTCGGGTGCGTAACTTGGTCGGTTCGGAGTCCTACCGTGATATTTTTCCCAGTGTTTCTCTTCAGGCTGATAGTAAAAGTGCTTCTCGTTGGGGCACAAATTTTAATGGCGAGTATTTCGCTATTGGCGTGGGCGGCGCTCTTGCTGGCCGTGGTGCCGATCTCTTTATTATTGATGATCCTCACTCTGAACAGGAGGCTAAGCAGGGTCGTGCGGACGTATTCGAGCCAGCATGGGAGTGGTTCCAGTCAGGCCCAGTCCAGCGACTGATGCCGGGTGGTGCGATCATTGTGGTGATGACGCGATGGTCGAAGATGGATCTAACCGGCAAGATCGTGGATCACATGACCCGCGAAGAAGACGCGGAGGAGTGGGAGGTCGTTGAGTTCCCGGCCATTTTGAACGAAAACCCCCTCTGGCCTGAGTTCTGGAGTATCGAGGAGTTGCTGGCTAAGAAGGCCAGCATGGATGTGCGGTACTGGCAGGCCCAGTACATGCAGGAGCCGACCTCCGAAGAGGGTGCGCTCATCAAACGGGAGTGGTGGGGCATATGGCAGGCGGAAGACCCACCCCCTTGTGAACACATCATCATGAGCCTTGACGCCGCTCAGGAGAAGACCAACCGGGCTGACTTTAACGCCCTAACCACGTGGGGTGTCTTCTTCAACGAGGAGACCAAGAACTACAACGTCATCCTGCTGAATGCCATCAAGCAGAGACTGGAGTTCCCCGAACTCAAAGCCCTCGTCCTTGAGGAGTACAAAAGTTGGCAACCGGACTCGTTCATCGTGGAAAAGAAGTCCAACGGTGCGGCGCTTTACCAAGAGTTCCATCGCATGGGTGTGCCCATCTCAGAGTTCACGCCGGGTAAGGGACAGGACAAGATCAGCCGCGTAAATGCCGTATCTGACCTGTTTTCTTCAGGTATAGTCTGGTCGCCTGACCGGCGTTGGGCATATGAAGTTATTGAGGAATGCAACGATTTCCCTTCTGGCCGGAATGACGACTTGGTTGACGCCACTACCTTGGCTCTCATGAGGTTTAGGCAGGGCGGGTTTCTTCGCTTGCCCAATGACGAGCCAGAACCGACACGGTGGTTCAAGAGTCGTCGCGGTGCTGGATACTATTAGGAGAATCTAAATGGCCGTCGATAAAAGTCTGATGCAGGCTCCGCAGGGTCTTGAAGCACTTGCTCCTCCTGAGCCGATTGAAATTGTGATTGAAGACCCCGAAAGCGTGGCTATCGGGGTTGATGGCATGGTGGTCGAGATGGTTAGAGACGAGCCACGTGCCGAGGACTTTGACGCTAACCTTGCTGACTTCATGAGTGAAGGCGAACTTGGATCGCTCTCTGGCGAGTTGATCGGTCAGTATGAGCAGGATCTCTCCTCGCGTAAAGACTGGCTCGACACCTACGTCAAGGGACTGAAGATCCTTGGTCTGCGATACGAGGACAGGACAGAACCGTGGCCGGGTGCGTGCGGGGTGTTTCACCCGTTGCTGATGGAGTCGGCGGTTAAGTTCCAGTCCGAGACCATCATGGAGACCTTCCCGGCGGCAGGGCCGGTCAAGACCAAGATCATCGGTAAGGAGACCCCTGAGAAGAAGGGCTCTGCCGTTCGTGTCGCTGATGACATGAACTATCAGTTGACCGAGATCATGAAGGAGTACCGCCCTGAGCACGAGCGGATGCTGCTCAGCCTTGCTTTGGCAGGTAACGCCTTCAAGAAGGTCTACTTTGACCCTAGCCTTGACCGTCAGACGGCGATCTATATCCCGGCTGAAGACATCATCGTGCCGTACGGTGCGCCGAATCTGGAAGGTGCTGAGCGTGTTACGCATCGGATGCGTAAGACGAAGAACGAATTGATCAAACTGCAGTATGCAGGCTTCTACCGCGACATCGACTTGGGCGACCCGGTTCGCACGATGGACGAGGTGGAGAAGCAAAAGGCAGAGGATCAAGGCTTCTCAGCCACGATGGACGACCGGTTCCAGTTGCTTGAGATGCATGTGAACATCGACCTGCCGGGTTATCCCGATGTCGATAAGGACAACAACGAGACAGGGATCGCACTGCCGTACGTGGTGACGATTGAGAAGGGGACGGGGACGGTTCTGGCGATTAGGCGGAACTGGAACGAAGATGACAAACTCAAATCAAAGCGACAGCACTTTGTGCATTACGGGTATATCCCCGGCTTTGGCTTCTATTATTTTGGACTTATCCACCTTATCGGCGGCCACTCTAAAGCGGCAACCTCCCTCCTTCGCCAACTTATCGACGCAGGAACTCTTAGCAATCTTCCGGGTGGTCTCAAATCACGCGGTCTGCGTATCAAGGGAGACGACACACCCATCGCTCCCGGCGAGTGGCGAGACGTAGACGTTCCGTCTGGTGCGGTGCGCGACAACATCCTGCCGCTGCCGTACAAGGAGCCGAGCCAGACTCTTGCCATGCTGATGGACAAGGTGGTCGAGGATGGTCGTCGCTTCGCTGCGGTGTCTGATCTCAAGATCAGCGACATGTCCTCGCAGGCTCCGGTTGGCACGACCCTCGCTGTGCTTGAGCGGGTTCTCAAGGTCATGACAGCGGTTCAGGCTCGCATCTACTACACGATGAAGCAGGAGTTCAAACTCCTCGCTGCGATCATCCGTGACAACACGCCGGATGAGTATTCGTACGAGCCAGAGGTCGGTGATCGCAAGGCTAAGAAGGCTGACTACGATGATGTGGATGTCATCCCGGTCAGTGATCCGAACGCGGCTACGATGTCGCAGAAGATCGTGCAGTACCAAGCGGTGCTGCAGTTGTCTCAGACTGCGCCAAACATCTACGACATGCAGTATTTGCATAGGCAGATGATTGAGACGCTGGGTGTCAAGAACGCGGACAAGATCATCCCGCCCCCGGAGGACGCCAAGCCTAAAGATCCTGTGACTGAGAACATGGACATCATGAACAGTAAGCCTGCCAAGGCGTTCATCTATCAGGATCATGAGGCGCATCTGCAGGTTCACTTGTCGGCTATCCAAGACCCGAAGTTGCGGGAGATGATCGGTCAGAACCCGAAGGCGCAGGAGATCATGGGTGCCGCTATGGCGCACATCATGGAGCACGTAGCCTTCCAGTATCGCCGTGAGATTGAGAAGCAACTGGGCGCTTCGTTGCCGCCACCGGAAGAGAACGGCAAACCGTCCGAACTGCCTGAAGCCGTCGAGGTCGAGATTTCGCGCCTTGCTGCTCAGGCTGCAGCCAAACTGCTCCAGAAAGATCAGGCTGAAGCGCAACAGCAACAGGCCCAGCAACAGGCCCAAGACCCCATCATCCAGATGCAGCAGATGGAGTTGCAACTTCGCCAGCAGGAACTGCAACTCAAGGCGCAGCAGATCCAGATGGAGGCTCAGAACAAACAGACAGAACTGCAACTTGAGGCACAACTCAAGCAGGCAGAACTGCAACGCAAACAGCAAGAGATGCAGATCATGGCGGCGACCAAGGCCGATGAACTCGACCTTCGCAAACAAGAGATCGCCAACAGGACGCAGATCGATGCTGCACGACTCGGTGTGGATGTTCAGAAGCACAAGACCGGGCTGTCTGCGAAACAGCAGGAAGCAGGAGTGCGTATGGGTATTGACATCGCAAAAACCAGAGATTCAGCCATGCGGGCTGCGCTACGACCGCCGAAAGGTGCAAAGGAGGAGTAAATGTCCTATTCAAACGCTCTGGAATACCTTGAGTCCAAACTCAAGGAGGAGCGCGGCTTGATTGTAGAAAGCCTCACTCAAGGCAAATTGGATGAGGGGGAATACAAAAGGCTATGCGGGTTCATTCAGGGTCTTGACCTCGCAGTTAGTTATCTCAAAGACCTTGCGAAACGATTGGAGGAAGAATGAGTAGTATCAATGTAGAGAAGACACAGGAAGAAGCCACCAAGGCCAAACTCCTGCCAGAACCAAAAGGCTACCGAATCCTGTGTGCAGTGCCACACGTGGAGGAGGAGTACGAAGGCGGCATCATCAAGGCCGAGGACACCAAGAAGGTCGAGGAGCAGACGACGGTCGTCCTGTTCGTCGTCAAATTGGGGAACCTCGCCTACAAGGATGAGACCCGCTTCCCGACCGGTGCGTGGTGTAAGGAGGGGGACTTCGTGCTGACACGACCCTATTCCGGCACCCGCGTGGTCATCCACGGACGTGAGTTCCGCATCATCAACGACGACACGGTGGAAGCGGTGGTTGAAGACCCCCGTGGTATCCGTCGCGCATAGGAGTAATTTATGGCTACCGAACAAACTGAGTTCAAATTTCCTGATGAAATTGAGTCAGAAAAAACTCAATCAAAACAAGAGTTTAACGACGAAATTGAAGTAAAAGTTGAAGATGACACACCCGAGGAAGATCGAGGTCGTAAACCACTGCCTAAAGAGGTAGTTAACGATTTGGAGAATGACGACCTTGAGGAGTACTCCGATAAGGTCAAAAAGCGCCTTGGTCAGATGAAAAAGGCGTGGCATGACGAGCGCCGCGAAAAAGAGCGTGCAGCGCGGGAGCGGGAGGAAACCTACCGCTTTGCCCAAGCCCAGATGGAGGAGAACCGTCGCCTCAAACAACGTCTTGGGGTGGGGGAGAGAGCCTTTGTTAATGAGATGACTAAGGCGGCTAATACCGACCTAGGTGTAGCAAAAGATAAACTAAAGATTGCTTATGAGTCTGGCGATGCTGAGCAAATCGCCCTCGCTCAAGAAATGCTGACTGATGCAAAACTCAAGTTGCAACAGTTCGCTCGGTTCCAGCCTGCTTTACAACAGCAGGATTCAGGAGTACAAGTAAACCAACAGGTACCGACGTTACCTACGTATTCGGCTCCGGTCATTGACCAAAAGGCCGAGGCTTGGAAGCAAAAAAATACGTGGTTTAACGTGGACGAGGAGATGACTGCCCTTGCGCTCGGCCTGCATGAAAAATTAGTCCGGTCTGGTGTAGATCCGCGTAGCGATGATTATTACCGCCGAGTTGACGAGACAATGAGGAAACGATTCCCCGAGGCGTTTGACAACGATGAAGGGGATACCGTGACTCAAACGAGGGAGGCTGAAAAGCCTGCTCGCACAAAACCAGCCAATGTAGTGGCTCCGGTAACGCGGGGAACCGCGCCGCGTCAGGTACGCCTGACACCGACTCAAGTTGCTATCGCCAAGAAATTGGGCCTGAGCAATGAACAGTACGCAAAAGAACTTATGAAACTGGAGGCTAACTAAAATGGCTGAGAATAGACTTGCACGTGAACTCGAAAATCGGGAATCCGCACAGCGCAAAATGGATTGGAAACCCCCTCAGACGCTCCCTGAACCGGAGCCGCAAGATGGTTGGGTCTTCCGCTGGATACGGACTAGTATTATGGGTCAGGCCGATCCCTCTAATACGTCTGCAAAGTTTCGGGAAGGTTGGGAGCCTGTAAAGGCTTCTGAACAGCCTAAATTGATGATGCAAGCCGATCCTAATGGACGTTTCAAAGACAACATTGAGATCGGTGGTTTGTTGTTGTGTAAGGCTCCGGCTGAACTAATGCAGCAGCGTGATAATTACTACGCGCAGCAGGCAAAGGCTCAGTTGCAGTCTGTGGACAACAACTTTATGAGGCTGAACGATGAGCGTATGCCCCTCTTCAGTGAGAAGAAGACTACGGTCTCGTTTGGCAAAGGCAAATAACTTCTTTTTTGGAGTAACTAATGGCATATCCTACTGTTGACAAGCCGTATGGCTTGAAGCCGATCAACCTGATCGGCGGGCAGGTGTTTGCCGGGGCCACTCGCCAGCGTCGTATTGCGTCCAGTGCTGCGAGCATTGGCTACGGCGATCCGGTTGAGTTGACCTCAAGCGGCACCATCTCTGTCTCCACTTCGACGACGACGCCTCCGACCGCTGGCTTTGCCGGTGTGTTCTTGGGCTGTTCGTTCGTGTCCACTGTGACGGGTCAGCCGACCTACTCGCAGGCTTGGATTTCGGGCACTTCGGTGAAGTCCGGCACGTACGTTACGGCGTATGTGGCTGATGATCCGAACACCCTGTTCAAGGCTGTGGGCGTTTCGGCGTCCCTGAACGTTTCGACCACTAGCGGGTTCACGTACGAGGATATCGGTGCCAACGTTGCACTGGTTGACGAGTCGCTGAACACGACGACGAACGACTCGCAGCGGGGTCTCCTGCTGTCTTCGGTTGCGACCACCCGGTCTCTGCCGATGCGTATCGTCGATGTAGTCGAAGACACGGCGTTTGTTTCTGGCGGCACTACCTACTATCCCGAAGTTATCGTGAAGTTCAATGCACCGTACCTCACGAGCGTTTCGTTGATTGTTGGTGGTCACGCTTACAACTGCCCCGTCGGCGTTTAATAAGGGAGTTCTAAGACATGGCTATTTCACGCGCACAACTGCTCAAGGAACTCCTTCCGGGTTTGAACGCCCTGTTCGGCCTTGAGTACAAGACCTATGGCGAGGAGCACAAGGAGATCTACGAGACTGAGACCTCCGAGCGTTCCTTTGAAGAGGAGACCAAACTTTCTGGTTTCAGTGCTGCTCCGGTTAAGTCGGAAGGCGCTGCGATTGCGTATGACAACGCACAGGAAGCGTGGACTGCTCGCTACAGCCACGAGACCATTGCTCTCGGCTTCTCCATCACGGAAGAAGCGGTTGAAGACAACCTGTACGATTCGCTGTCCAAGCGATACACCAAGGCGCTCGCCCGAGCGATGGCGTACACGAAGCAGGTCAAGGCGGCATCTGTCCTGAACAACGGGTTCTCGTCGTCCTACGTTGGTGGTGACGGCAAGGCTCTGTTCGCGGCGGATCACCCGCTTGTTTCGGGTGGCACCAACAGCAACCGTCTGACGGCTTCTGACCTCAACGAGACTTCGCTTGAGGCGGCTGTCATTCAGATTGCTGGTTGGACGGACGAGCGTGGACTTCTGATCGCGGCGAAACCCGGCAAACTCATCGTCCCCCCGGCGTTGATGTTTACCGCCAAGCGTCTCCTCGATACGGAACTCCGCGTGGCAACTGCGGACAACGACATCAACGCTCTCAAGGCGATGGGGTCGATTCCCGGTGGCTACACGGTGAATCACTACCTGACGGACACGAACGCTTGGTTCCTGACCACGGACGTTCCGAATGGTATGAAGCACTTCGTTCGTACCCCGCTGCAAAACAGCATGGATGGAGACTTCGATACGGGCAACGTGCGGTATAAGAGCCGCGAGCGTTATTCGTTCGGATGGTCTGATCCGCTGGGCATGTTCGGTTCGCCGGGCGCGTCCTGATGAGACTGGGGAGGGGGGCTTCGGCCCCCCTTTCCTTTTTAGGTTTCTAGGCGTATATAGGGTCTATCGGGAAAAATTTTGCTTACCAGACAGACCCGACTGACGACATGCAGACTGGTAAGCACAACTCGCATGTGAGGTATTTGAAATGGCACGTACTACGTTCTCCGGCCCGGTGGCTTCCGACAATGGTTTTATCGGCGCTATCGACTCCGCTTCTGCCACGATCACCAATCTGGTCTGCACGACCCTGACGATTGGTAGCACTAAACTGACGACCGGTTCGGTCTCGGGCACGGTGTCGGTTCAGGCCGGACGCATCCCGGTTCTTATCGGCAGCACCACGCTCTACATCGGTTTGTACGCCAGTCTCGTCCCGTAAGATTTCGTGGGGGGCGTAAGCCCCCTTCATCCATTACAGGAGACGGAGAATGGGTATGCAAACAGATGTTCTAGCCAGTAAAGTCCGTACGGACGCTGGCGATTTGTTGGATCAGAATAGCCTCGTTATCGGGCGTAGTCGCGTCAAAGCGATCTACATTGTCCCTGATTCGGGTGCAGGTACGGTGACGTTCCGTGACGGCGGGGCTAGTGGCCCGACCAAAATTGTGGTGAATACCAAGGGTAGTTCCACTGCACCAGATTACATCCTGATGCCGGGTGAAGGATTGCTCTTCCAAACGAGCGTCTACATCGTGCCGTCAGCCGTCGTTTCAACGATGGTGATCTATGGCTAAGTCACCGGCTTGGCAGCGTAAGGAAGGCAAAAACCCCGCTGGCGGCTTGAACGCCAAAGGCAGGGCGTCTTACAACAAAGCCAATCCGGGTAAGCCGGGTCTGAAGCGCCCTCAACCCGAGGGTGGTGCCCGTAAGAAGTCGTTCTGTGCCCGTATGTCGGGTATGAAGAAGAAACTGACGAGTGCCAAGACGGCTAACGATCCGAACAGCCGTATCAATAAGTCCTTGAGGGCTTGGAACTGTTGAGATGCCGAGTAAATCCAAAGCCCAGCATAATCTGATGGCAATGGTTGCTAACGACCCCAAAGCAGCCAAACGTCTGGGCATCCCTCAATCTGTGGGTCGAGATTATGTTAAGGCCGACAAAGGCCGCAAATTCGGTTCTGGAGGATCTATGAAAGAGTCAAAGTCGATGATGCGTAAGGAAGTGTCGTTCATGAAAAAGAAAGGCGCTCCGAAGTCCATGATCAAGCACGAAGAGGCTGAGATGGAAGGCAAGAAGATGCGTAAGTTTGCTGAGGGTGGCGCGAGTTATGCAGACCGTATGGCTGCTATGCGTAGCAAGTCAGACGCGGCCACCGCTGCAAGTAGACAAGCCAGTGACGCAGGAAACGCCCCTAATGCGAAAGTTTCGGCAATGCGTGCTTCTTTGGACGCCAAGATTGCGGCTAATCGACAGGCTTCTGATGCAAAAGAGGCTGCTCGCAGAGCCGCTGCTGTCGCCGCACGCAAACCTGCTGTTCCTGCTCCGCGTCCCGCTGCTCCCTCCGGTGGTGCTGCCATGCCTGTCAGCGGAATGGGCGCAGCCGGTGGTACTCAGGCCATGATGCGTAAGGGCGGCATGGCTGGCTCCTACCGCAAGGCTGCTGACGGTAAGGCCCACAAGGGCAAGACCAAGGGCACAATGGTCAAGATGCGTGAAGGCGGTTCGGTGTTCCGCAAGGCTGCGGACGGCATCGCCAGCAAGGGCAAGACCAAGGGCACGATGGTCAAGATGGCTTACGGCGGTAAGTGCTAATGGCCGCTGCCAAAAGTAAATCCGCAAGCACGGGCGAGGCTGTACCTCCCCCAAATAGTGCAGAACGGCGGGAATTCTTGAGGCAGCAGGAAGCCCTGATTCGGGCGCAGGAAGCGGCGGCTGCTGAGCGTCGTCGCAAGGCTGCGGCTCGTGAGGCTGCTTCGTCCGATGCAAAGTTGGAGCAGGCTGTTAAGGATGAAGATCAGGCAGCAAAAGATCGGCAGATGAGAGACGCCTACGAGCGGGCTAAAACTAGACCGTTCCGTGAGGGCGGTATGCCTGACTTGACGGGCGACGGGAAGATTACCCGCGCTGATGTGCTGAAAGGCCGTGGCGTATTCAAACGAGGCGGTAATGTCTCAAAGTTTGGCCCACGTTACGGCTTCAAAAGGTTTGCCAAAGGCGGCTCTGTTTCGTCCGCTTCCAAGCGGGCTGACGGTTGTGCTGTAAAGGGTAAGACCAAGGGACGATTTGTCTGATGATGCCTTCCCGTGGCATGGGTGTGATCGCTCCTAGGAAAGTCCCTCGCGCCAAGCGGCGTGGGGACGACAAGCCCGTTGAGGGTACTGGGAAGCCGATCCGCCATGCCGAGGGCGGTAAGGTAAAGAGCAAGGTCAATCAGGCGGGTAACTACACCAAGCCCGGTATGCGAAAGAGCCTCTTTGAGTCAATCAAGGCTTCAGCCACGCAGGGTACTGCAGCAGGGCAATGGAGTGCCCGCAAGGCACAGTTGTTGGCTAAGCGGTACAAGGAAAAGGGCGGCGGGTATAAGTCATGAAAGCCCCGCAGCAATCGCTCAAGGCTTGGACACAGCAGAAGTGGAGAACGAAAAGTGGTAAACGATCTTCTGACACGGGTGAAAGGTATCTTCCAGAGGCTGCGATCAAGGCTCTCAGCCCTTCTGAGTATGCCCGAACCTCCGCCGCCAAGCGTAAAGGGAAAGCCCAAGGTAAGCAGTTCGTCGCGCAGCCCAAGGGTGTTAAAGAAAAAGTGAAGCCGTACAGACGGCGAGGGATGTAAATGGCCGACAAAACTACAGCCACAACCGACTTCAACCTTGATCTTAATACGATCATTGAGGAGGCTTTTGAGCGTTGTGGGGCTGAGTTGCGTACGGGTTATGACTTCCGTACGTCCAAGCGTAGCCTTGCCTTGTTGTTCATGGACTGGGCGAACCGGGGTATTAACCTTTGGACGCTTGAGACGGGTACGCAGACCCTAACCTACAACCAAGGCACGTATGACCTTCCTGTCGATACGGTTGACCTGCTTGACCATGTGATCCGCACAGGCACGGGAACGAACCAACAGGACATCAACATCTCGCGTATCTCCTCCAGCACGTATCTTTCCATCCCGAACAAGAATGCGACGGGTCGCCCCATCCAGATCTGGATCAACCGGCGTACTGGAGCCACGGGTGCTGATAACGTCATCGTGTACCCGCAGTACACGGTATGGCCGAAGCCTGATAACACGACCACTTGGACGCTCGTCTACACGCGCCTTGTGCGGATGTTTGACCCCGGTGTGGGTTCTAACGGTCAGGATATCCCGTTCCGGTTTATGCCCTGCTTGGTAGCGGGGTTGGCCTACATGCTCTCCATGAAGATTCCGGGTGCAGATGCCCGCACACAGATCCTGAAAGCCCAGTACGACGAGGCTTGGGACTTGGCGGCAGGGGAAGATCGGGAAAAGGCAGCGGTGCGGTTCGTGCCGCGTGAGAGTTTCTTGGGTGGCTACTGATGCCAAATCGGTTTGCAAGTGGCAAACATGCTATTGCGGAGTGCGACCGGTGTGGTTTCCGGTACAAACTTCGTCAGTTGAAGTCTTTGGTGATCAAGACCAAGAACGTAAACATCTTGGTCTGCCCGGAGTGCTGGGAGCCTGATCAGCCGCAGTTGTCGCTGGGCCTCTACCCGGTGGACGACCCGCAGGCGCTTAGGAACCCAAGACCTGACCTGAGTTACTTTGAAGAAGGCAACAACGGCGCAGGCGGTAGTAGAATGATTTTCTGGGGGTGGAACCCGGTTGGCGGATCTAGTTCGTTTGATGCAGACTTAACACCTAATCCGCTGGCACCAGCCGGTGAAGTGGGGACAGTGACAGTAGTAACGACATGAAAATTTGTAGGGTTTGTGGAAAATCTGAACCTGAAGTGGCGTTTGAAAGCCAGAGACGGCAGTGCAAACCCTGTAGAAGTGTGTATAAGCACGGGGTAAAAACTGCTTGGTATGCACGTAATAGAGACTATGCACGGGCAAAAACCCGTGAGTGGAGAGAACAAAACGTCGAACGTAAACGGACATACAGAAAGGCTGAATACGCTAAAAATGCAAACGAGGCTAAATTGGCTTCAAGTATTTATAGGAAGAACAATTTAGCAAAAGTTAACCATTGGTCACGTATTCGGCAGTGCGCTAAAGCACAACGTATACCGTTTTGGTTAAGTTATGAAGATAAATGGATAATTTCAGAAATATATGATTTAGCCAAACTCAGAACCAAATGCACGGGAATCGAATGGCATGTAGACCATATTGTTCCTTTGCGAGGCAAAACAGTTTCTGGATTGCACGTGCCATTAAATTTGCAGGTCATCCCAGAAAGTGTTAACAAGATCAAACGGAACTATTTTGGAGATACACAGTTATGAAGAATGGTATGCGTAAGATTGCGCGAGAAGAAGTCGGCAAGCACGAGCGTGCCATGCATGGTACGAAGAAGATGCGTGCTGGCGGCAAGACCAACACCGACATGAAGAAGTACGGTCGTGGCATGGCGAAGGTGATGAACCAGCGCAGCCCGATGCGTGGCTCCAGCGGCCCGAGGTAAGCCTTATGAACAACATGAACAAGATCAAGCCCAACACTGATTCAACGGGTCGCAATGGCTACCCTGAGAAGGATGTGAACAAGGGCGTCACCCACATGAAGATGAAGGGTGCCGGTGCTGCGACGAAGGGCACTAAGTTCGTCTCGCAGATCAACCTTGAAACCAACATGAAGTACAGGTCGGGCTGGTCGCCGTGAACTATTCGGCATTGGTGACGTTGATCCAAGATTACTGTGAGAGCACAGAGTCTTCGTTCGTCTCCAATATCCCAACGTTCGTGCAGTTGGCTGAAGAGCGGATCTATAACTCCGTTCAGATTCCTGCTATTCGCAAGAACGTGACTGGGACGATGACCATTAACTTACAGTACTTCCAGTTGCCTTCGGACTGGCTCTCAACGTTCTCGTTGGCGGTGATTGACCCTACTACGGGCGACTACGAGTATCTGCTCAACAAGGATGTGAACTTCATCCGCGCTTCGTACCCGCCACCCAATAGCACGGGTAAGCCTAAGTATTACGCGATTTGGAACAACGCCAGCATGATTCTTGGGCCGACCCCGGATCTCGCGTACACGGCTGAACTGCACTACTACTATTACCCGGCTTCAATCGTGACGGCAGGTACGTCATGGGTCGGGGATAATTTTGAGACAGTGCTGCTCTATGGCTCGCTCCGTGAGGCGTACACCTACCTCAAGGGCGAACAGGACATGATGCAGTATTACGACCAGAAGTATCAGGAAGCCGTAGCGCAGTTGAAGCGTCTGGGTGACGGTCTGGATCGTCAGGATGCGTATCGTTCTGGTCAGGTTAGGGTGCAAGTGACATGAGTTTTGCGGGCGACATGAGTCTGGGTAATGTGTTTGTCCAGACAACGAGCAACCGGGGTTATACCCCGGAAGAGATTGCTGAACGGGCGACAGCCCGCATCCTTCGTATACAAACGCAGGAAGAACTAAACCGGGTGCTGGTAAAGTACCTGCAAGAAGCGCAGGAGTCTGAAAGGATGAATGTGCGACGGTATTTGAACGAAAATGGTTTCAGTGACGCGGCTTCGCGTCTTGGAGATTAAGAATGGCTATCACACAGGCTATGGTGACTTCGTTCAAGGTTGAAATCCTTGACGGCATTCACAACTTTGGCACAGGCGTAATTCGCGCTTCGACGGCTGCGGATGTCTTCAAGATTGCCTTGTACACCTCTTCGGCTTCGTTGGATGCGGCCACAACGGCGTATACGACTTCCAATGAGGTGTCCTCGTCTGGCACGAACTACGTGGCTGGCGGCAAGACCTTGACGATCTCGCAGGCTCCGACCTTCACGAGCACGACTGCGTGGCTCGACTTCGATGACATCACTTGGGACAGTGCTACGCTGACTTCCAACGGTGCATTGATCTACAACGCGACTCAGGGTAACAAGGCTGTTGCGGTTCTGGCGTTTGGCGGGGATAAGACCTCGACCGCTGGTAACTTCACCATCCAGTTCCCGGCTGCGACTTCGACGACCGCGATCCTTCGTATCGCCTAATTAAGTTAGGCAAAGGGCCGTGGCAGGCGTCATAGTCGCCTTCGACGGTTGGAACGCTTC